ATATTGAAAACAAATCGATTAGTATTAAGCTCAGGAAAAATATATCTATCTATACTTTCATACATAAACAATGAAAGCTCTGATTCAAATTTTGAAAAATTAGATAAAATCAAAAATTATAAAAATCTTGACAAAGAATTAGAATTCTGCTATCTTTATGCAAAAGAAGATAAATAATTATGCCAAAAATGTCACAAAAAACAGAAATAGAAACAGTAGTTGTCAACCAGAATACCCTAGACATTAAAAAAGATCCATTCAGCAGAAATGAAAATGGTTTGCTAAAAAACATTGCATATAAGCACAATGATGATGGAACTGTAGATTGGAAAGCTATGGTTAAGCCAGAATTTCTTGTACCTAATAAGGATAAATTTCCCGCAGGTACAGATTTCGGCTCTATAGATGTAACTCAACTAGAAGATGGACAATTATTAATTTTATTAGGCGGAATTAAAGATGTTGCCTGTATTCGTGGATTTACTAAAGTTAATTACAATGTTATTACCGCTCGTCAAGATTATGTAGCTGTTAAATGCAATATAGCGTGGATTCCAAATTATGAAACTGGGATGCTGCCCGTTAAATTCTCTGCGCTAGCAGATGCGCACTTTGAAAATACAAGTGGCTTTGGAAATAAATTTTTAATGGCCATTGCTGAAAATAGGGCATTTATTCGTGCAGTTCGTAATTTTCTAAGAATTAATATTGTTGGTCAGGATGAAATTGATCCAAAAAAGAAAAACGAAATAATTGAGGAATCTCAACCGACCAATCCTGCAAATGTTCTAAATAAAGTTATGTCTGAGGTTGGTTTAAATTTTGACACAATTAAAGCCAAATTAATTTCAGAAAGCGATAGTGAAGCAACAGAATGGAATTCTATTTCAGATATCCCCAAGAAAAGAATATTCGAAATTATTGAAAGAATTAAAAGAAAAAATGGCAAAAGCTCTTAAAAAATCATATATGATTTATGGGATCGAATATGGCGCTGGCAAAAAAATCAAGCCATCACATCCTTGATAAAGCATAAGGTCATTATACAAACATCTATAAACTGTATACCTTTGAAGGGTGCCATTATAAACACTCGCCATTCCAAAACCTTTGGTGCCAACAAAAACACCGGCGATTAATGCTCTTATTACTGTCTGATTAGCAACTGATTTTTTTTCTCCATCGCCAAGCGCCCATTCTCTATATATTGGGAGTTGGTTGCTGTTATTATTGAATACATGAGAAGAATAAACTGAACCATTTTCTAAATTTAATTCTAAAGTTATTAAATTTACTCCATCTGAAATAGGCATTCTATTACTAAGATCAATTTCAATTCCTTGCATATCTGAGTTGAATACATGCCCCAAAGCAACAGAAACATAACCATCTTCACATCTAAGAGCCCATGGCCCACTATCCGGAGTAAAATATATAGATTCTGAATTGCCGTTATTTGCCGGAATTGGACTATTTGAAAAAACTCTCATATTATGTCTCCTTGTAATTGTCTGTTAGTATTTTTATTAGCAAACAATTTTCCTGTTTTAAAAATGTTATTCCCTGAAATTTTATACACGCATTCATCATAAAAATCATTATATAAAAGCTCTTCTCTGTTTAAAAATCTTAAAATATTAAAATGAAAAATATTACTATTATTATAGTAACTTAAATTTAGCAAATTGCTATAATTATTTAAACTATTTAAAGACAAAGCTGAATTATAATCAATACCAGTATATGTAAATTTATTGGTATTTGACACTATTGTTTTTATAAAATTTATTCCACTGCCAAAATATGCATATCCTGAATTTTCATAACCGCTTGCATAAAAATAATCAGGATTTTCTGGAACAACCAAAGTAAAATTATTCGGCGGTATAACATTGTTTGGCCACATTTTTGGCCAAAAAATTCCAGTTTCATTTTGGACGCTAGTATTTGGTACTGAATCAAAAATTAAAGCATATATTCCGCTAGATAGCATATAATTTGTATCTATTTTTATTTTATGATTTTCAGATATTGGTGCGAAATAATTTGGATCATCTGGCGTTAATTTTTTTCCAGAAATATTAATATTTCCACTATGAATTGGCTCCCCAGTCAATAAAAATCCAGACAGTTTTCCAAAGCCAAAACCAGAAAAAAATCCATAAATACTTTGGCCCGAAAATGGAAATCCAGATGGGAATTCATATGGAAATCCGGATGTACCGCAGCAGTTAGATAATGAGCCAGTGTGCCAACCAAGGCCGCTAAATATGTTTTTATATCCATTACTAGATCCTGTATAAAATACTTTGTTTATATAATAATTTAATAAACCACTAGTATTATTTTTGCTGTATAAATATAAGTTAATATTATTAATTGCAATTCCAGTCGTTTCAAATAAAATACCCGCAGAATTTGTTTGATTTAGAATGAGACTGTCTTGCCACTTATCTGTCCAAGAAAAATCTTTTAAAATTTCAATGTTTCCAAAACTTTCCTTACCATACTTCTCACTACCAGATATAGAAAGTGCTAAGTTTTGATTTGATATTACCTGCCCAGACCAATAATCATAAAAATTATTTTTTACATATGGGCCGCTTCCAATGCCAAAAATAAAAGAGTTATTGTTCTGATTTTTATACCAAATAATTTCTTGATTAGTATTATCATATATTTCAAAATAAATATTTCCAGTTATAGAAAAATTAGAGAGATTAATAGAATTATCTACACTTAAATCCCACGCTATATAATCATTTGCTGATGAAACAAAAATATTATTTTCAAAACTTGTTTGAAATCCTGTGGCAACGGAGGATGTTGCTGAAATTGGCTTTTCGTATTGTAAAATTCCAGCGTCTGTTTCAAGAGTAAGGTATATATTAGTTATAAATTGTAAATTATATTTACTGATAAGATTGAAAGAAAAATTTTCCCCTGGGTACACATATTGAGGAAAATTTAAATCAGGATCTATTGAATAATAACCTATATCTAAATCTTCATATTTTATATTATTTATCTTTATAGCACCCAAACTATCATTTTTGTTTGAAAATACAACGTTTAAATCATTACCTACATTTTGACCATCATTTATTTCTATAGTATAATTTAATTTATTATTCTGAAAAATATCCAATTCTGGCTGAGACAAATCATTATTAACTATATTATTTTTTTGAAAACCTTGAAAATAAATTCCACTGATCAAAATATTTGATACGGTATTTACATCATGTATATTTTTTTTGTAATTTATATCTTCCGAAGAATAATAATAGCACTGAAAATCACCTTCATTAAAATTTCCAGAAAAATAATTTGGCTTATACAAATCTAAACTACTAATAAAATTATTTTGACTATCAAAAACAGCATTTTCTTTTATATGTATATCATAAGCATCTATTCCGCTAGTGCAAATAAATTTTATAATTCCACTACTATATATAAAATTATCATATATTTTTAGCAAAAACGAAAAGTTATTTTGCGGATAAAATGTTTTTTGAATAATCATTGGATTAAATAGTGACAGAGCCAGCGTTGTTAATTTTTGGATGCGCAAACCTTTGCAATATTGGCGTTAGTGGGCTTATATCTCTATAACTATAAGTTGCAGTAAATCCTTCTGAAGATAATGTAGCTGAAAGAGTTTCTAAAAATGAATTAATTGGGCAACAAAAATCTATAGCTGTATATTTTGCCCAGCCAATTGAGCCACCACCATGTGAGCTTGGTACATTTATTGGAGATCCGTCATCTGGCGGGGTAACATCAGTAACAGAAACAGTATGCGCCAAAGATCCACCGGTTGATGATAGCGATCCTGCTTGCAAGAATGCATTGCCAGCACCAATTTTTCCAGCATTAGTTTTTGCTCTTATATCATAGTTTACAGATAGTTCTCCGGTTACAATGTATGGTGCGCGAGCTGGAGCTACAAATCTTTTGGTATATCCATTGCAGGTTATAACACACCCATATGCGATTGCGTGCTGCAAACCTGGTTCGACATTTTTTGCATCGATAAGTGGATCTTGAAGCGCTTCTTGGTCTTGCTCTTGTATTCTTTCAATGGGACTGCTACAAACACCTTTAAAATAAATCGTTGGCCTTCTTGATATTGGATCATTCGTTAAATCATTTGGGCTTTTATAGCCGGAAACTTCAGCCAAATCATTGCAATTTACCCATCCTCTGCTCCAATTTATATTAATATTATCATTTGGTTTTTTTACCCAAACAACTTGATATCCCCATTTAACCAAATACGAAAGCGTACCAGATGGAGGTTTTTCTTTATCCATTTTTGGATTATTTAGCTCTTCAAGAGCTATCCACGCTTTAGTAGATAATGGCTGGACACAATCTGCAATCGCTTCTTGGCATGCAAGTCCAAACCAATAATTGCTATTATCTGAAATGCCCTCTTCTGCATCATCTGGGGACCAAAAAGTAACGCCTCTCCAGTGCCCAGTTCTAGACCAGCCAGTAAGATATTCAGGATCCTGCTGGCAAGGATTTCTTCCTCTTGCGGATGCATGTGGCTGCGTTTGGTAAGAAAAATCTACTATAGACATAGTTGCCGATGTTGACGTTGAAAAGTCATTAGCTGGTGCCGCTCCAGCTTGCCCAACAGGACCAGCCCCCAATCTTCCTTGATAAGAAACTGAACGATGAGGGTAATAAAATTCTGTTTGAGTAACTCTATTTGTGAATGGGGAATGTGCTTTTACAAGCATTATAATACCATCCGTATAATTCCAATTTGTTGGTATAGTTTGATTTGTTAACAAACTAACTCTTTGCTTTGGTATATTTAATATGTTATTCCAATTTGATATAGGTCCAATATCATCATTCCATCCAACGCTCTGACGCCACTCTTTACTCGATGGTGAAGGTAAAGACAGGGATCCAACAACATAAAGACCAAATTCTGCGAGACTTCTATTTCCGAGAAGAGCTTGATATTTGTACCAAGCACCGCCCGTAAATTGGTTGTTTAACTCTTCATCGCTTGGCCATAAAACGCCATTGATTGGACTAACAGCAAAATTATGAAAACTTCTTCTAGAAAATGAACTGCTCCTTATTTGTTCTGAAAGACCATTTTGGTAAGTAAAACTTGAATGCGATCTTGTCCCCTCTTTTGTTTCTCCATACGCCGATGAAATTATATTACATCCTGTTTTTGGAAGGCCCTTAGCCTCTCCTCTTGGTGAGCCCTGTATTAAAGCAATCCCTGCGCTTGTAAAATTCCACCAAAACGAATACCCAGCATCTCCATATATACTGCTTAGCACAGATCTGTATTGTCCCTCATAAGAAACCAAAAAATAACCAACGCTTGGGGCGCCAATCATATTAGTTGCCTCGTTCGCGGCATATCTAACCGCAGATCCAGCACATGGGTTATCAGCCCAACCTTCAGAGCCAAGAATTCCATTGCCAGAACCCGCTCGCCTTTCAACGGCAATATCTCTAAGCTCATCATAAAAACGAACAGATGCCCCGCCAGTGCCGCCACTAACAGAAAGTCTTGGGACACGAATGGACTTAGTTACAGAAATTGCTTTGGATGGCATACCTCTTCTAAAGAGTATAATATTGTTTTGATCTAAATATATGCTATTATCAAGATATTCTGTTATTGTAAAATTTTTACCAACCCCAATTTCTACACCGCTACCAACGGCTCGCCCAGCAAATGGAACGCCAATAGCACCACTTCCTCCAATAACAGTACATTTTGATGGTGATGACCTTGAAGTTGATAAAGATATTGAAATTGCTCCTATAAATGGATTTTTTACCTGTATAGCCATAAAATAAATTACATAATAATAAATTATATTTCCGTATAATCCGTGCCGTTGATGGCCCTTACTCCATTAATCCAAACCATTAGGCTTTTTTCTATAAAATTTTCATTTAATGGTATGAACCTTGTATTACTATTATTAATATTAATAATACTATTTTTGTTAAATAAATCTAAATAAACAACAGATATAATATTATATCCTGAATTTGCGCTAATCATTATTTTACTTGGAAGTTGATAATCAATTCCAGATGTTAATAATTGGCCATTTAAAAAAACCAAAGAATTAGAAAAGTTTAAACCATTAACTAGCTGACCGCTAGCTATTCCAGTTTGGGAAACATTATTAATACCAGATCCGGCCCATAAATCAGCAAGCAAATGAGAATATTGATCGTTTGAAAATTCAGGAGGCAAATACGTTTTATTATTTGAAAAAATATAATCATTTAATATAACAAAATCATTATCTGCTGAAATATTATAATTTATACCATTAAATGAGCTTTGATATCCAGTCGAGTATCTATGATATTGCCCATTAAAATACAACCCTGATATTTTACTTATGTTGTCCCTATCATAATAAGCATAAAGCTGATTATCAAAAGTTAATATATTATAATTTGACCCATTTTTGATCAAATTTGTTATTGGCTGATAAATGGCACAAATTGTATCACCACTATTTAAATTAAAATTAAACTGTATGCCATTACGTGCCGGATACAAATATCTTAAGTTATTTAAAAATGTTGATAGTGTTTTAATTTCATATTCTATTTTATATCCAGAATCGTACTCGTAAAACTCATAGCCAGTTACTGTTTCTGAGCAAATTATTATTCCAGAAGTTTCAAAATAAGAACTTTGATAAAACTCTCCAGTTACACCGCTGTAGTAATAATTACTAAAAGATTCGTTATTAAAATCAATAAATTCTTGATAAGTTGGAACATAGTATTCTACACCCGAATAAACTTGGCTATTAGTTATTCCGGAATTTCCAGAAATTCCAAGATAGCATGATTTTATTTCAATAACGTCTCCATAAAGAATTCCAGTTTGTCCGCTGATAATTCCAGTTACAACACTTTCCCCTAATTCATAAACAATACCACTAAAAATAATATTTTTATCAAATGATTTAAAAGCAGAGTTTTCGCAGGCTATGATCTCTTTTATGGACCCAGAAAAATATTTTTCTTGCTCATGGCTCGGATTGCCGCCAAAATATGCAGAATTAGAATTATTAAAATTTGCAATCCACGGGCAAGATTCTTCTATTACGGCATTTTCTTCATTTGAATATATTCCCAAAAACAAGTTATTTAACGTATCTAAACCAAAAAAAAGAACAAAAGAATCGTTAGAGCTAATAGGTTTTGAATATGAAAAATATTTAGTCCCTAAATTTACATCTTTATACTCAATGTAAGGATAACCATTTTTTGCTATGCTAACCTTATATCCCGAACAGTCATTCCCATTGCATCCAAGAGATGAATACAAAATATTTTCTTTACCGGTAGCCATTGACTCAACAGCAACAGCATAAAAAATGCTATTTGACAGATTTCCAGATATCTTGTAATTTCCAGAGGAATTAAAGCTTGCAACGCCACTACTGCCCCAGAACTCTATAGGATTATCAATTAGAAATGATAAATAATCAATATTATTAAAATAATTGCCGCTAAAAATTGTTGAGCCACTATTTGACAAATCAGAAAAATCAAAGTAACCTACAGTCCTAGACTTGTCTTGAAGCCCTTTTTTAAAAAAATAATCTAGAGAAAAAGCTGACATATATTATATTGTATGAATATCATACTTGTATTCAAAGTTTATATTACCAGGTGAAGTAGTTTCTATTTCTACATTTTTAATGCCACCATGGCCAGCAAGCAGATTTCTAGCCCATTGAAGGGCTAAACTTTCATTACCAGGATAAACTGTTATTTTCCCAGAAGCTTTACCATATTTCCATTTATAGCCTTTTATAAAAGCAACCCAATCAGAACAAATTGGCTGCACAAAACTATAATCATTAATTTGAGGACCAGATTCAAGCTCTATCGAAATTGATTTAAAATAGCATGGTAAAAATTTATTAATTGAATTAATAGACCAAGTGCAAGAATATTCTATGATGCCTCTTTTTTCTAAAAATTTCACACTATCCTGCTCGTGTCGAAAATTTGCCAAATCATAATCTAAAATTACATTTGGCATATTTTTTATAAATTCTTGAATTGGATTAAAATTATTTTTAAAATAATTCAAAACTTCTTGATATCTAGCAGAAACAATTCCGCTTCTAGAGCTTAATTTTGTTTTTATAGATGCTGTGAATTGGCTTTTTGACACGCTATTTCCCTTATCTATACTTGCCGATGTTTCCAATACAACAATTGGCCCATTATCATTATTAAATTCAATATCAAAATCAAGAGTATTTTCTGTTAATTTTTCTTTTATAGAATATTTCAAGGGTATTGCGCTAAGATCATTTAATAATGTAGATTTTCTATAAATATGCGATGCGATACTATAAAAATCAGTATTTTTAAATCTATTTCTGGCTTGCGAAATATTACCATATCTACCCATATTTATTTGGCCCTTTAATGAAACAGTATTGAATTCTATTCTATTTAATTTAATATCTGTTACATATCTTAAAATTCCACTACCCAAAATTGCCTGATCAAACTGATAAATCTCTTTTATCGAAGCCGAGCCATCAAACCTGTTTATTTCTTCAGTCAGTTCTGTTAGGATTGGCTCATTACCATTATTCATTTTGATAAAAGCAGTTTGTGGCATATTTTTTAAGCCAGAATGTGTATTTACCCAGTTGGTAGCATTATATATTGCTGAATTATGATTATTAAATCCTTTAGCCGAAACGTTATGAGCTATAGCAACTATTTGATCTTGGCTTTCTTCTAGCTCAAAAGTGTTTTCCATACCATATACGCCATAATAACCACTAAAAAAATCTTTTTCGTAACAGTCTATCTCTATAGAAAACGGAACAACATATGTATAATTAGATTCATCAAAATCTATAGATTTTATAACTGCATAATCACAAGAATAAATTGTCTGGCTATTTTCTAAAATTTTAAAATTTGAAAAATTTTTCGAAAAATTATTGATTAAATTTTTTTGTTTTAAAAATATCCCAGATGACCCAGATATGCAGTCGGAAAATATTTCCCCATCTAAAGTAATAGTTTCTTTTGCTTGTATGTGGCCATCCGACTCCAAAACATAAGAAACAAATGGAGTATAACAAATCCCACTAAAAATATCGAAATTATTGTAATAAATTTTATTCATTATGTGTAAAATATATCGCATTAGTTTCTACGATATTTTCATTTATTTTATGCTTTGTTGAAGCCGATTCTAGCAACCCAATCCCGGCAAGTATGGATGGTGAAGGCATAGAAAGTGTAAGATTTGGATTGAAAGTTTGCACTGTTTTGGCGTATTTGCCTAAAGATGTTTGCGGATGATTAACTTTAATATTAGCTGAAGTATATACTGTATATAAAGGAACAGATGATTGCCTTGAAATAGACTCTATAGATTGCCCATTTATATCAGAATAATTTTTTGTAAAATTAATTTTTCCATTATAAAAAGATGATTCCGCCTGTTGATTTACTAAATAGTACGGCATCGCGCTCGGCCTGCACTTATAATTAATACTTAAACTTTTTAAAGCATTATAGCCGCTATTTCTTACAAGTAAGCTATCAAATATATTTTTTTTATTATTAAATCCCATTAAAGCATTATTCCATTTTGTTGTTGAATTTTTTGGTCCATGCCCATCTATTGATAGACTAACAGATACAACTCTCTCGCTTTGCCCATCAGAAACATCAACTGTTGATTCCCAATCATAGCCACTTTCAATGAAATTATCATTTGAAAATGTAGTTTGGCAGATAATTTCACCATTGAACCTATTAATATTCAATCCCTGATTCAACGAATTTGCATTTAAAATTCCTGAATTTGCATAATAACCATAATACATTGATTGACATCTCGAATATGATCCTGATTTTATATTCAATAATTTCTCGATAGACTTTTCAAAAATTGGAGAGGCCAAGCTTTTAATGGTAACATCTTCTGTTACGACTATGAGCCCATTTTCATCATAAGTTATTTGATAATCATATAATGCATCGGCAAAGTCGCCGCTTTTAGATTTTTGAAATTCTTCGGAAAAGCTAAATCTATTGTTGATTATATCATATGTTTCTTTATAAATTTTTCTACCACTTAAAAAATCTTGATTATTGCTATTTAAAATTTCAAAAGGAACCTCAGAAGAAATCAAACCCGAAGCTATTGTTTTAGCTATTGTTATTGCAATATTTTTAGCTATACCATTTTCAAAACCAATATCGCAAACATGAGAATAATTATAAATTCCATTATCATTTAAATTTAATGAAAAATTTTCTTTAAAATCATTAACTAAGTATAAATTTTTTGTATTAAAAACTTGCTGGTCAATATCTTGATAATATTTGCCAGTCATATCATGAATAGATCCGGTAGATAAAATTAATATATCAGCTATATAATTTGCATATCTAACCCAATTAGGATCATTATCGGGCCTTCCATTAACTTCTATATTTTTAATATAACCAGTACCTAAATAATTACCATTCAAAACAAATTCACCACTTGTTTTTGCCAAATTTTTTATTACATTTATGCCACTTACAACGCCACTGACTCCTTCAAAATTTTCCAAGTCAAGCAAATATCCTTCTATTTTTATATTTTTTTCTACTGCATAATTAAATATTCCGTCACCAAAAAACTTTGGTACGTGACTGTATGTTAAAAGCGATGCATTATCGAATGAGATCATATAGTAAATTTCTTATCACCTGTTATTACTCAAAGACTGGAAAAGAATTGCTATCTCTTGTTTTACTCTTGTTAATTCTGTTTGTATTTGATTTATTGTTGGCTGTATTGCCCCCATAACTTCACTTGGTAACGATGCAAGCTGTGAAGATAAGTCTTTAGTATCAACATTTAAATCTATACTTACCTCTGGAGGGTCAACATCTACATTAACTTCTAAAGTTACATCAGCATTTTGGCCCCCATTACCGCCATCGTCTTTGTTATTATTCTTGTTTGCCAATTCTCTTACGGCTTGCTCTGCAGATTTTACAGTCTGCTCTGAGGCTTTTATGGTTTGCTCTGCTGATTTAATTGCCTGTTCTAAAGATTGAAAAGATGTGCCTCCGCCTTGTTGCTGTGGTGCTTGTGGTGCTTGTGGTGCTGGTGGAGCTTGTGGAGAAGGTGGTTGTACGTAAGGAGCATTAGAAACAGGCGCAGGTGTTTGAGATGCTGTATAATTAAAATCATATACGGGTTTATCAGTATTAGCATATGAAAGCGCTGATTGTCGCGCAAGCTGTGTAGGGTCTGCGCCCATTGTCGATGGGTTTGGAGCAATAGCAGAACCACCAGGCGAAGTGGTATATGGGACCGGTTGGTATGATGGTGGCGGCGTCATCCCAAAACTACTGTTAGACATTGCAGGGGCACTATTTTTAATAGCGTTTTCCATTCCTTGCTGGATGCCATTTATAGAACTATCTGATAAGTTTGTTAACGGCGCTGATGATCCCAACATTGGCTGCGAACCAAAAGATGGAAAATTTGACATTTCATTTATGGCGCGACTGGCTTCGGTAAGTGCCGCAGAAGCTTGAGTATATTGAGTTAATGGCAAATTATTATTACCACCAAAATTAGAAAACGTACTTGGCGCATTGGCAGCACTTTTGCCAATTGGTGTTTCTTTTCGAGAAACAGGGCTTGTATTTGGATAAGTTTTCTCATTTGAAATTGGCTTTGAGAGCCTAGACTCAGATGAAGTATTTGGCGTATTTTTGCGAGTGTTTCCCCTAATAGACTCTCTTAAATTATCTGGTAATAAATCTGATAAAGGTATTTGCGCTGAGGGATCACCGGCATTTTTAAAAGCCCACTCTCTTGACCTCTTAATTATTTCTAAACCTTCTGGAGTTTCTGCCAGCCCACCGCCAAAGGCCCCCCAACCACCCATAGCACCGTTAACAGCTGTTTGGGCGAGGTTAAGAGCCTGTGCCTGTGCTGGGGATGGCCCTTCAAGCACTTTAATTTTTTCATTTACTTTCGCAGCATACCCCTCCATACCACCTTTGCCAAATCCATATTGCTCCATATAATTTCTAGTTATATCGGCTTCTGTATTTCTTTGCCATCCCCCATATTTTACCTCATATGCTGGTGAAGGGCCCGAATCTGTAGGCAAGCTATACCCAAGAGGTTTAACGCTTTCTATAAATTGTCCATATTGAGATTCTCCATCAAGACTTGGAAGCCCGCCAGGTATATCCTTTACCTCGCCAGTTACTGGATCTTTATATCTGGGTTCACGCCTGCTTGCAGCAGCCGCTCTGGCAACATCACGATCTTGATCAATAATAGGACGGCCAATTTCACTACTCCAAGGAATTTGCTGTTTATCTATAGGGCTTTCAAATCCAGAAGGATAGTTTCCAACAATTTTCTTATCAGGACCAAGCGTTGGGCTTCCTATATTTTTGGCCCATTCCTCTTCTGCTATTTTAAATGCCCGAGATTTCTGATCAGGAGACAGGTTTTCTGGTTGAGATAAATCTATTTTATTTTCTTGTAGTCTCTGAGATATTCTGTTTCTGGTATCCAATTCAAAATTTTCATTTATTTTTTCTTTTCCAGACATAGCAGCTTGCATCCTGTCATATCTAGCGCGCGCAGCTTTATCTTGTTCAAGATACGATCTTAGCGTATCTGGTCTACTAGTATAATCAGGATCATTACCCCAATCAATTAACCTCTGCCATTCCGAAGTTAGGTCGGATTTGACTGCATCATCTATTGATGAATTTTTTCTTCTTTCAAGTTCTCTATAAGCTGCTTCTGAACGTCTCTGCTCGGCCGCTTCTGCCATAGCTTTTTGTGTTGTTTCATCTAGACCCAAAAGTTTTTGGCGAGTATTTGATGCTTCTTTCATTTGGCGCTGAAAATTATTTTTAACACGAACGCCGCCACGAGGTGCAAAGTTTGGAATATAACCTTTTGCTGCAAAATTAAATCCATTTGGTGGCTCAATCATAGTTGCCTTATATCCCAAGTCATTCGTTCCTCTTGTTATTGCTTCTCTTGAATTAGCATAAGTTTTAAAACTGTTTCCCAAACCATCATGTGCGGTTACAGTTTTTAATATTCCAGATCTGTAATTGGCATTTTTTGCTTGAAACTTTTCTAAAACCCCAGCCAAATTTCTATTTGAAAAGTTCGGAATAAATCCGCGAGCAGCATTTATACCTGAATTCCTAAGCATTTGCTCAGCGCCAGACACCGATTCGATTATTTGGACTGCCTGATCGTAATTTGCAGCAGCACCAGACGAAACCAAGTCTTGAGCATTTATATTTCCTACCTGAATTCCACTTACCAAACCATGCATTAATGATGAAAGTCTCTCTGTTTCATACGCCTGCTGATCGCCAGAATGATTAAATTCAGAGCCTATACCGCCTCGTCTTCTAGATACCGTTTGATCAAAATTCGCTATTTCTTGATTTGCCAATGATTGATTTTTATTAAAACTGTTCTCTATATCTCTTAATGTTTTATCATGTTGGTTTTTTACCGTCGAAGATGTTTTTTCTGATTGTTCTCTAATTTTTTGTGACAAAGATGATGTTGTAATTTTTGCAAATTGAGACATTTCAGATTCCGATTTTAAGATATCTTTTTTAAAACTAAAGTCTGCTTTTTCCTGTATTTCTTTCTTTTTATTCTGTATTGAAGCCATGCTGTCTTCTTGAGTTGTGGTAAAAGCAATCCTTCTATTATCGCTAAACCCACCGCCACTTTGCGCTCCTGTAACCATACCTTTTGATTCTAGAAAATCAGTAAAGGATTTTAACTTATTAGTATATGAATTTCTATCATACAAAATATTCAAACCTTGATTCACGTGAGTTGCCTCATTTGCTATAATCCCCAATGTGTTACCTCTGCCCAGCCTGTCAGAAAACCAAACATTGCTATCTCCCATACTGCTTGTTGTTACTGCAGCAAACGCTCGCCCTTTTTGCCCGTATTTTCCAGTAGACATGCTTGTTGGCGTATTTACATTTCCGGCATTAAAACCTAAATTTTGAGATACAATAGCAATAACCTCCTGCACATTTGCAAAGGCTTTTTTCATAGCTCTTGGGGTATTGCCCGGAACCATTTCTGGATTATAAGCAAAATTAGGGATTGGTAACTCTGGTGCTCTAAAATTTGTAAAAAAATCTTTGATTTTATCAATTTTACCAAAGGCTGTAGAATATTCTGGCTTTGAACTAAATTTAGCTTTAATCTCCCCAAACGATGCAAAATTTGGAATAAATCCTGATGCAAAATTTTTCTGCATTTCTGCTGAATCATTGAGTGCATTTTCTAATCCGCCATGATCTCTCATTGCCGAGCCAAAAGTTGGCTGTCCTGCATTTCTAACGTGTGGAAATGGATTTGTATGATATGTAGCCGTTTTTCCAGAAGCAAAAGATTCTAAATTTTTTGTTTGATTTATATTTTTTTTGCTTGGCATTGCAAAATTAGGTATAAATCCCATAGCAGAGGTATTTGGGGCATTTGATGCTGGCGTTGGCATTGCAGATAAAGCTGTCAACTTTTCAATTGAAGACGCTGCGCTTGTGGCAAATGCTGACATTGCGCTTGCAGCTTTTTCGCTTGCGCTAGCTATTTTATCTGCAGAAGTGGCCATATTGGCTGCGGCCTGATTGGTGGCCTTACCTGACGCATCCTTATCTTCAGCTGGCACTGATGGCTGTTCTTTCGTTCCTTGTCTTAGCGATTGAAGCATTTGCTGCATGCTTTGAATCATCATTTCTGACCCTGCTTCTTGCCCCCTTATAACATTATAATCATCACTAGTTTGCCTTAACTGAGGTAAGTAATTCTCAACCTGACTTCTTTTTTCAATTAAAGACTGCAATTGGTCTTGTCTGTCTTTTTCGTAAGAAAAAACAGGACCCATGTCTTGTATTTCTCTGTCAATACCTTGAATCATTTTTTGGGCAGCGCCCTCTCCAGTCATTCCAGCCTCTGATCTCATTAAACCCAATAGCTCTTGCTGTATGCCTAAATTGCTCTTTACTTTCTCTTGCTCTTTAACAAGCTGTTCTGCCCCATATCCTGATATTTGTTGTTCAAATTGAGATTTTTTTTGAATATATTCTGGCATGGCTTGCTGGCGCCTTTTCGCATCAGCTTTCATATCCACTTCATATTGCGCCGTTTCATCTCCTCTGCCAGCAAAACCATAAACTTGTCTTCTTATATTTTCAAATATAGACTGTTTAAGCCCCGGCATGTTAGCAATTCCAAGATCTTCAGCCTCTGCGATTCTTGCACCATATGCCTCTTGAATGATACTTTGCATATCGGATTTACCACCTTTGACGCCGTATTGCTGTAAGAAATCTAATCTTCTTTGTGATTTTTGAATTCTTTCTTGTCTTTTGGCTTCTCTCTCTTCATTATAGCTTATTATGTCTGGGGTTGGGCCTGCCAATCTTTGTCTTTCAAGCTTATTAAGCTCCCCTGTTTGATAAGATGAAATTATTTCACCAAATGATTCTCCACCTCGGCCAGTATAATCTTGCATTTCAGATTGTACTTTTGCCATCTGTTGGGCAACGCGCATTTGGTTTGATTCCCCACGTGTAGTTCTAACATCTTCCTCTTGTTTTATTATACCCCTTGCATCTACAATGTCTTTAGCAACATCTCCACCAACTTGCCTAAGAGCAGTTACATCTAAATTTTCTAAAAATGCTTTTCTGCCAGATTCAGAAAGTGAAGCGCCAAAACCTTTTTCGGTTAAATCTAGTAGTGCTTTTTTTTGCTTATCTATTGTGCTTAAAAACTCTTTGCCTTCGCTTGATCCATAAACATATTCCATTGATTCAGCAAATTTTTCTAAACTTCTACCGCCAGTACCACCAAGCTCTTTAACTCTTTTTTCAAATTTTTTTGTTGCTGCTTCAGCGTCAGTAAATATTTTTATTAAATTACCTGCCCCGCCAAAATCTTTTTCAACCCTATCAAGAATTTCTTGACTGCCGAGTCCACCAAACAAGCCCTGCCTAACAGTATCAGAAATATTTTCTTTTTCTAGATCCGAAGTATAACCTTTTAATCCACCTTTTGTTTCTTGACCGAATAATAAATCTGGAAGCTGAGATGTAAAAATACCAGCAAAGCTTTTTCTAGCCCTAGTACCTTCTGAAATTTTTGATAATGCTTGTCCGGCTTCACGAGTTTTTTGTTCTTTAGTTGCTTGGTCTTGCTGTTTGCCAATTTCTTCTTGAAATTTTTCTGGACCTTGATAAAAAGCTTCGAATAATTTTTTAGCGCTGTCTGGGCCAAATTTAGATATTGTTGATGTTAATTGTTTTTTAAGTTTTTTTGCTTTTTTTGAATCTGGCCCTTGCGAACCAACTGCTTCATAATAGTCTCCAATATCACTTAGCGCCTGACCTGCTAAATCATTAATTCTTCCAGCTTCTTGAGTTGCTTTTTCAGACTCTTTAGATGTTTCAGATAGCGTACTTCCTCTGGCAGTTATTATTTCATTGAGTAGCATTCCGCCACCAACAAGACCGCCAACCAATGCTCCCTTTGGTCCACCGATTGCTGCGCCAGTTAAAGCAAAAGAAGCTGCATTGCCTGCCGCGCTTGCTACTCGACCCCCAGTAGTATCTCTGCCCAGTTCCGCCGCTATTGTTTCAGCTAATATAGGTGCGGCTATTGCGCCGCCAAGCCCTGCGCCAGGCCCTTTAAATATTTGTGATTCACGTATACCTCTGCCTTTTTGTTTTAACCCCTCAAACCCAGCAACTGCCTTTTCTTGAGAAACGCCAGGTATAATAGATGCAGCTTTGCCAAATAAGCTTGCGCCTCGACCAGTAGCTCCAGCATTTTTTAATGCAACTTCATTTATTCTAGATAAATATTTTTGATTCGTTGACAATCTTTCATTAGATTTTTGTAAATTTTCATCTATCTTTATAAAAGATTTTTTTAAATCCTCACCAGAGCTTGCTATGACCTTGTTAATGTTATTATATTTTTTTCTAGCTTCTTCTTGTGTAATTTTTCCAGATCTTCTTTCGCTCAAAATAGATTGTTTTTGTCTAACTGCATCTGATCTTTGTTGGTTAGCCCTTCTTTGCGCTTCAAACTTTTGATCTTCTGATCTTTTTTTAATAAATGCCTCTGCATTTTTTCTGCGCTCTTGTTCAATGCCCTCTGCCATTGATCCTCTTTGAGGTAAAGTAAAAGCCAGCGTCATCAAAAGCCCTTGAAGAGCAGAGGCCGTTAATCCTCCGCCATATTCTTCTTCATTCGGCGCAAAATTAGGTATAAAACCGCGAGATAGTCCTTGAGAAACAGCTGAATTTTGCACAGCAGCTTTAAAGCCCTCAGGATGATCCTGCTTCATCATTGTTTTAAAATTAGATGATTGGCCAGGTTGACGAACGTAGCTCATTCCTTTATATTCGTCCATAACAGCACCCTTACCAAATAATTTTTCAGCACCTACCGCTCTTTTTTGTGCAGTTTTAAATTCAGAAGCAAAATTGGGAATAAAGCCTGAATTAAAACCAAACATAGACTGTTCATTTGGATATTTTTTAGCAAAAGCAGAAGCAATTTTGAACATTGCATCTGGATTTTTTAAATCAATATTATTTTTTTTAGCAAATTCTTTTATCCAATTTGCTTGAAATTTATTTCTTCCAAGTAATGGATTTAATTTTTGTCCAGACCCAGATGGTAAAAATCCTTTTGCAAATGAGGAAGATTTAGTTTTACCGCTTAAACCTCTAAGCTGATTTATAGCAATTGGATTGCCAGCAAGCAATTCTAAATCTTTCATGCTTAAACCCAGTTCTTTTGCACCAGCAAGGAGAGGCTTATACTTTAAATCTTTTATTTTTATAGCATCAAGATTAAAACCGGCATTAGATTTTGATCCATACAAAAGTTCTCTAAATTTTGTTAATTTATCTCCAGTTCCAAGCTTAGATAATGCATTTGATTGAATTCTTTGCATAGCAGCAAAAGCTGCCTGTCTCTCACCAGACGTTGCTCCTTGAGTCATTAGCTTTTGTATAGCGGCTATGTTTGGGCCAAAATTCGGAATAAATCCAGAATAAGCTTGCAAATATGGATTATTTGTTTTGGGTTGTGATTTTAGAGCTTCAAGTTTTTTTTGCTCTTCTGGACTAGGCGTCCATTTTCCAGCACGAAAAGGAGCAATATTTGGTTTTTTTACCCTTGCCGCCTCTGACTGAAATTCTTTGTTTGTATCAACATATTTTTTTATAACATCTTGAACGTTTTTAGGACCAGGATTTTGTTTTGCTTCATACATGCCTGGTATATTATAGAAAAATTTTCTTAAATTAGTAGGATCAGCAAAATCAACCCTTGCATTTTCTGCTCTCCTTGTGCTTCTTTTTACAAACCCTGTTAGGGCCTGCTCAAAAGCAACACCAGCGGCGCTCGCTACAGATCCAGCATTTGGAATATCTGCAACTGTTAATGTATTTTTTAAGCCAAGAGATCGACCAAAATCATTTGCAAGTTGAGTTACAGCTTCCTCCATTCTTTGCTTTGTGTTTGGCAGAGCCCCCTTTATAACTGATGTATCTATGCCAGAAGTTAATACGCTAGCTCTATAAGCCTTTCCTGACCCGCCCTTCTTTGTGTCTATTGGGGTTTGCGCCGTGATTGCTTGTGGCCCCCTTTCCATTGAGTGAACTAAAGAAATCCCTCCTGGTTTAGATGATAAATCACCAAGATTAATTACTTGATTTTCAGGAGTATCTGGTCTAGCTATATAACCGCCCTTTCTAAAACCAGATTCACCTCTTAATTTTGCATCTTTAGCTATAGCTGCGTCATATTCCGCGGAACTAATTTTTCTATATTGATTTTTAAAAAGCTCATTCCACTCATTTTGTGTCGGCTGCTTTGCTCCGGCACTTTCTAGCTGCGCAATTCTAGATTCTGTTAATGGAGCTAATCCAATAGATTGCCGTCTTTGATTTATAATTGCAACTTGCTTATTGAATCGGGTAGCCGCACCTTCAGTTAAAGATTGTATTTTGTCATTTAAAGCTTTACCCCTACCAACAGGATCCATTGGTAAAGTGCTATTTCTCAACTCTTTTGCTATTTGTTGATCTGTAAGTTCAGCGCCCACTCTTTTTAAGTATCCGGCGCGACCAGATTCTGCCATTTGTTTTTTGGCGATTTCAATTTCTTCTTTGGTTACTGGCCCTCTAAATGCTCCAAAATTTGGAACAAACCCAGAGCTTGCCATCATAGTATCTGAACTAAAACCATTAGGTGGCGTTATTTGCGTAGCTTTAAAACCAGAAGCATTTGTAAATGTTTTTTTTGATTCTCTAGATGTCATCCAAGCGCGCTCTTTATTACCCATGCCGTCATGAACAGTTACTCCTTTCAATATACCGGCCCTATAACCATTCTTATGATTTGATGCGCCTGCATTTTCAACTTCTTGATAATAATCTCTTGTTCCAAAATTTGGTATAAATCCAGAAAATCTTGTTTTTTTTCCTGACGCAGTTGATGGCACAACTACTGGGGTTGTTGCAGATCTACCAACATTTGCCGTAACAGCTGCTGCTACTTGTTTAGCTATAGCTGCTTGAGCTTGCAGTGCTGCGCTCTGCTGATTTATAACTTGTAAATATTGTTTTGCGGCCGAAGTTACTGAAGTTTGTCCGCTAGCTATTGCACTATAAAGACTTGCATTTTTTTGTAAATAACCAGCAACGCTTTGTTGGATTGTTGCTTGATTTTTTGCTGCTTGATCTAGCCCCAACAAGCTCTTGCCAGCACTTGCTCCATATTTTGAAAAATCACCAAAAAGTTTTGCTAAAACAGCACCAATCAATGCCAACCCTGGTCCACCTAAAAAAGAACCTAGTCCACTAATTATACCTTGACCTAGTTTCGTACCAACACTTGAACTCTCAGATTCATTAACTCCTTGAGCAAGAAAATTGCCGATATTTAAAACATTTTTTGCTGCAGGAGCAAACAGTTCGCCGCCAATAGTGGAAGCAGCGCTTTGAACATTTGCAAGCGTTTGAGTGCCTAGACCTGACAACGTTTGATTTAATTGTTCATTTCTTTTGTCTGCCTGATTTGTTGACCCAAGAGATGTTTGTAATGCCCTATCATATACAGAATACTGTCTACCCAAGTCAGATAAGGCAGCTTTTAATATGTTTAATTGAAACACCCCACCAACCTGCTCAGCTACATAGTTTTTTTGCTGTGTTCCAAGCGTGCCATAAACACCAGCAAGATCTTTCAATAGGCCAATTTGATTTTTTTCATTTCCCTGTTCGTCTAATGTAGAAATACCCAAGCCTTCAAAGAGTTCTGTTGTTTTCTCTCTATTTAATCTTGTAAATATTGTTTTTAATGAGTTACCAATTACAGCACCGCCACGGGCAGTTGTTTGTTGTGCAGATGTTACAAGAGCAATTAATTCATCAAATGACACCCCAGCGTCTTGGGCGCTAGAGCCAACACGACTTAATGCTTCAGCCAAATCAGCAGAACTTACCGCAAAGCCAGCATCAACATTTGCTAATTTATTAACAACTTGCCCGGTTGTAATTCCCTCTTTTCTGTATGAGTTTACAGAAGCGGTTAGCGCATTAACGCTTGAAGCGGCATCAAGACCACTAAGCCTTGACAACACAAGTGCGTCTCTTGTTCTTTTTGTTGTCTCTTCAACACCAAGACCTTGTCTAGAAAATTCTAACGCTGCTTCGCTTGCCGTATCAAACGACTGCCCAGTTTGCCCTGCGGTTTTAAATATTTGCTTTCCAAAAGATTTAAGTCCTCCCTGATCAAGATTAAAAACTGTATTTATTTCTGCAAGTTTTTTTTCTGTATTTACAAATGAAGTAAATAATTGACCCACAGCATTTTGAAGTGCGAAAATACCACCAGCAGCCGCTCCGAAAGCAATAACGCGAGCATTGGCAGCACCTAAAGATTTATCAATTTCAGATACATTTCCATTTATTTTTCCAAGGGGCTGATTGAAAGATCTGGCGGCTGCTCCACCAGCAGCTAACCCAGTGCCTATATCAGATATAGCTGAAGATTGTCTCTCTAAACCTCTGGCGCCTCTGCCGCCAGCGCCTTGAATATTTAAAACTACAGGCGTTTTAGAAAGCTCTTCTATTTGCCTTCTAAGCTGCGCTGTATTACCTATTACATCTACTGGAATTGATGGTCTAGCCATATCCTTTTACCTTTATATAAATTACAATTTTAAAACTTAAAATCGCGGATATAGATGCCTATTTTTCCATTAAATCGTATATACCAAAACCGCCAGACTTCTCTGCTTCTTTTAATATTTTATCGCCAGATATTTCCCCACCTATTTTTTTAACCTCTTCTCTTTCGCCAAATAAAAATTTGGATTCTGAGCCGTATTTACTTTTTTTATCTCTCCTTTTTTTGGTATTTTTTTTATTTATTTCAATATTGTTAACCGACTCATACCATTCTATAAACTTATCTGGATCTTTGTACAATTCTTCAGGAACTTCCTTTGTGCAATTTTTAACAAGTTTTTGATAATAATTTCCCCACATTAGCAAATCTGTTTGATATTTTGTCAGTTTAATTACGGGAACACCAAAAACATCCATACACGACCCAGAAGATGTGTATAGCATATTTTGAAAATTTAAAGAAAGGGCTGCTTTTTTAACATTCAAGGCAGAAAAATCATTTAAATATGTATAATATATTAACAAACAGCTATTGAAAATATTGTCATTATCAGATATATTTATCTTTTCTTTAAAATCTTTATCTATAAAAATAAAATTCTCCACAAAGAAACTAGAAGATTCTTGCGATGCTAAATCTTCCGCTGTAGATGAAATATATTCTGATTTTTGTCTTTCAAGTAATAAGAGTTTATTTTTTAAATCAGATATTTGATCGGCAATCCTTTTCCTGTCAGATTCATAAATTATTTTTCTTTTTGTTTGTTCTAATCTTTTTATAGAATCAGAGGCATATAAAATTTCGCTCTCTTTATCTTTCGACCACCATCCATTATCGCAAATAAAGGCCAGTTGCTCTTCTTGAGACATTAAGCCTTCGTTTTTATATTTATTAAAATAATGATTATATTGATTATAAATTTTGATAGCATCTGATTGAGATGGATGCTTTATAAAAACTGAAACTTGCTTTCCAAATTCGTTTTCCAACGAATATTCAGAATATCCAGAGAAGATATGCTCTAAGATATTTTCTATAATATACTCTTTGACATCATTTGCCATTAAGCGATCGCTTATTTTTTAACATTAGCGATATCTGCATCTTTAAACTGATCTGGTGTCCCAATTCTATTCAAGAACCAAAGCGTTATTAAATAACTAAATCTTTGGCCAATTTTTAGCAGATCAGCATCACTATCGTTTTTTGAATCTAACGAATCATACCAATCAAGCTTTTCTTCAACACCTTGCCCTTTAAAAAATGGCTCTTGATTTTCATCGTACGAAAGGTTGCATAACCACCATTCGATTGTAGAATTTCTAGCTTTTGCTTCTGCCGTATTTTCAAAAATATAGATTTGTTCAAGTTCAAATGCCTGAATTTGATTTTTAACAGATTCAATTTCAAACATTATCTGCTCGATTTCGCTTGTATTTTCTTCGCTTTTTTCTTGCTGTTGTAATGAGCCCAGCCGCAAGCTTAACTCAAAAAACCTATTTTTTGCAGAAGTATAAGATTCCGCTTCCGTTTCCGAGATTGTACCCCCAGCATTATCCAATATAGTTCCCCAAGCGGCCTTTGGCAATAAGCCCGCTTTAACAAATTTCGCCAACTGCTTTGCGTATTCAAGCTCTCCGCCTTGTCTTAACCTACGCCCTGGTTTTAATATGAAAAACTTTTTATTCTCTCCATTAATTTTCCCATAAAATGCATATAGCCATTTTTTATTATCAAACTCAACATCGTTTTTATTTTTAGAATCTTCAGTTACGACTTCAGCCTGCTCTGGGCCTTTCTCAGCATCTGAAGCTGCTTTGTTTTGTTCTAAAATCTCGCCATTATTATTTTCGCTTTGCTCGCTCATATTTGTTATTATATTTAATTATCTTTGTTTTTAAATAAAAAATCAAAATTTTCTAGCTCTATATTTATATCCCTTATGCAATTATTGCCCTTGTCTAGAATTCTTTTTCTTATTCTTTGAAACTCATCGTCTGATATTTTACCTTCAGATACAAGATCTTCAAGAATATAAATAAAAGACAAAAATAATCTAGTAACAGATCTTTTTATAAAACCTTTAATAAAATTTTGAATATTAAAATTCATTAACCTTTACTAACCTTTTTCCTTATAAGGTATTACACGCAATAAAAAAAAAGAGGCCATAAAAATGGCCTCTTTTTTGAATAATCCAATTCGAAGATTAGAGATAGGTTCCTGAAAGAAAAATACCGCGATTATTATCTTCTGGTCCGCCAATTGGTACTTCAAATGAAGCTGACATCGTTGCGTTGTCACCAATTGATGTTGTAATATCTTGACTTACCAATTTTGCGCCTTTAAGGGTGGCAATCATTGCGAAGTCTCCACTTCCACCACATGCAAGCTTTTTGAGTTTAAGTGTTAAGTCGTATGTTCCAGTTTGGCAAAGAAGATCGGAGAAATCTCCATTTGCCAAATCTCCAACTTCGGCTTCAACGTCTAGAGTGGCTGTTGCTGGAAAGTCGATTTCACGAGCAAACGAGAAGCGGCTTCCTAATTTATTAAGAGGCGTTCTGTCAAGAGCAACACTCATTGAAGCGCTTTGAACTTTAAGATCACTTCCGGCCCATCCAACAATTCCTGTTACATCAAGAGTTGCATCCCCTGGTAGCAATGCGGTTGGCTGTGTTCCATAAGCATTTGTTTGGTGCTGTGGTAGTGCAAAAAATGTATTTGCAACAGGCAATCCATTTTCTGGATTTACAGATGGAACAGCATTTCCTGTAGATGTTGCATTGGCATACATTCTTGCATTTAATGCCTCTAATTCAACTGTTGCTGATGGAATTTCTCCAACAGCAACATCTAATGTGTATGATGTAATAAATGCATTACCAAGCCCAACAACTCCGGTTGTTCCTGCATAGTTAGATGCATCACTACCTTCATTAGCTACCATCAAGTAAATATTCTTTTCATCAGTTTCTTTTTTAAGAATTCCTGAAATACATGAAACTCCCGCTTGGGCTCCTTTTGTAACTGAAAGACCCAAAAGGTTTTCATTTCCACCATCTGTTAGATAGTATTCCAAAGTTGCGCTGACTGTTGGCGCCTCTGTGTCCAAGCGATCAATTGCAGCTAAGTTACCAAATTGGTTAATGTCTTCTAGATTTCTTTCAAATGATGACTCGAAAGATTGAACACGGGTTAGTTGTTTAACTGACCCTACTCCTGTTTGGTTTGCGCTCGCAGCAACTTGGCTAGCAAATACGCCTAGGGATTGGTATATAATACGGTTTCTGCTCATAGTTTTATTTGGTTATTTTTAAAATTCCTTACAATATATTACATTTATAATAAAAAGTTTTCTTATTTTTTTTAAGAAGTTACGCCTGCCATATATTTTATAGAAAAATCTGCAAAGCCACCATATATACCATTTCCAACAATATTATTGGTTTTGCTTGAGAATTTTGATATTTTTACTGAATTTATCATTGCCATTAAAGATCCGGTCTGGCTATAGGCAGAACATAAATTTAAATAATTAAAATTATAAGACTTATAATCACCAAAAACATTAAATGGCATATCTTTTGGATATAGTACCGGAAAATATTTATGCACTAATTCAGAGGCTATAGACATTCCTGCATCTAATAAATATTGCGAATCTGCCAAATAAATAGCCCTCAAATCCATTTGAAGCTCCTTCTCGCCGCCAAAAGCGAACGGTACATGCTCATTGTATTGGCTTTTTACAAATATTGCAGGATAAACTATTTGAGAGTATTCAAGGCTTGGGTTTTGCCCATTTATATTACTAGGTTTTACCTGATATTTAGCATCAAAAATAATTTCTTCGTCTTGAGATTCATTATAATAAATATTATACTCTTTAAATGCATAAGAGCACTTTATATTGTTAATATTTTTAGAAACATTGTCATCAAACATAATGCGACCCATTTCATAGTCTATTTTTAAGCCGCTGACATTTTTTCCAATAAAATTATTATTAATATACACCCCTGATGGAATGTTCGCTCCTTGAATGCTATAATCAGAAACAAATTGCCTATATTGGCTGGCAAAAATTGTTTTATTTGGAAAGCTTGGATCTTCTTTGAAAGACAAGTGTCCGCTATCTACATTTACAAAAGCTTGCCCATTTTTGAGCATTTTGTGATCTAAAAAGTAAATAAAGCTTGGAGCTATTCTATTTATAATTTGAGGAACCATATATTATTGACTTATATTTTTATTAAAATTATTCCACATACGAGACCAGTATGGAACATTTCTGAAAGACCCACCGCTCTTCTTTTTGTTTTTACTTTGAATACCCCCACCAGACCTACCAGTGCTAGCTTTAGAAATATAAAAAGAAAACCCAGAAATACCCCTCTCTACCGCTTCAATCCAAGATCTTCCGCCTTCCCAAGGCATACTTCCGGCAGATAGTAGGTCTTCATTAGAAATAGAATTAATCTTAAATTTAAATACGATTTCATCTCCACCACTAATAGAAACATCAATCCTGTCTTGAAGCATAATTGCTTTTTTTATAAAATTTACCCATCTATCAACAGGATTATCTCCTGAAGAAAATCCTATAAAAGAAAACAAGTTTCCGTAGCCACCAAGCGTTCCAGATGAGTTTGAAGAATTTGGGCCGCTTGCAATTTCTGTAGAGACTGGGTGGGATGAAAACTCAGCAATTAAGATTTGCTTGCTTTCTTCAACCTTGGGCTTGATAATATCGAGCATTTTAGCTTTTACGCCTTTATCTCTTGCTATATATTCTTGAAATTCTTTAAAATTTAATCTTGCCCTTCTCATTATTCCATATCCCTTCTTTTTGCGTAAACTGTATAAAAATCAATATCAAAAAGCCCATGCGGTCGATATCCACCAACTAATTCACAAGATATGCCGTCTATATATAATGTTTTATATCCACTTAAAAAATCAAATGCATCTTTTTTCATTTTTAATCTGCAAATTTGATCTGGAATATCAATTTCAATTGGAATATCTTTTTCTTCATTGGGCTTTAGCCACTTTACTCGCATTGGAAACATGCCAGAAACTGTTTCGTAAGAGAAGGTAAAATTTTCACCTTGATTGGCGTTTCTATAAACAGATATGTAATTTTCATTTGTGAACATATTTACTTTTTTAGATTCTCTAAATACATAAACATTTCTACCAAACGTATCGTGCAAATTAAAAAACTGCTGAGACATCTCTGCTTTCTCTGCTTCTGATAAAAAAGATGGCATAATTATAAACCTGGTTCACTTCTTGGATAATATGTACTACGATTAGCTTCGGCCCAATAACCACCATCAATAACATCTGTGCCGTCAACTGATTGTGGTTTTGATTTGGACTTAAGGTATTGTTTTACTAAATTATTAGCGCTATCTTGAGCATCTTTGCGGAATCCTTGATAAGTTCTAGCGAGTTCAGATCTATTAACTCTTGTAATAGTTGAATCGCCTTCTTTTAAAGTTGTCCACGCGCCAATATTGTAAGCTCCAGACAATGCCATTTTAGCCTCTCTATTATAAAAAAACGTATCAAAATTAGCCTTGTAAATTGCTTGTTCTTGATTGCCTAATGGTGGCTCTATTCCTATCCCCGTAACTTTATTTAAATTTGAGTAATATGGGGTTACTTGAAAACAGCCATCTATTTGGTTATTCAAATAACCTAAATTTGCCGGATCTAAAAACCAGCCAACCAAATAAGTGTATGAATAATCGTCTCTATCGCCCAAGTCAGAAGAAACATTATTTACAAAATCATTAAACCATTTAGGGTATTGCATGCTATTAATTACACGCAATCGTGCTTTAATTAATCTAGAAAATTATGCGCCTTCTCTGAGTATTTTATGAACGCTTTTTGGCAAAGAAGATGGCGAAGACGATACGTTCACATGCCCAGATTTAAAAGAAGCAACGTGCCTTTGGAATTCATTTATTAATCTTTCTCTTAAAAGATGTGGCTCTGCATCTGGTCGCAACCCAACGTCTCTGGCATGGTTTTGAAGGTCTACAGGAAGCATATCATTTAATTTCGCTGTATAAACTTCGATATCCATCGTTCCATATTTAGATAATCCATCAGAGCCCCAAATTTGCTCTAATGCTGTTGGTTTATTTGCGGCAATTTTACCATCAATTTCAATATTTTGATTTAATACTTCTTTAGATGTGCGTTTTTTTCTTGGCATAATATTATTTATTTAATTTATTATAATAAGAGTTTGGGTATAATTCTAAATTAATATTTAATATAAAAAAGAAAAAGCCCTGATTTCTCAGGGCTTAATCTTTGATTAGCTTTTTGAACTTTGATTAGACAATCAAGCCAACTACTGCGCGGCTGTCGAGACATACGCGACCTTCGCGTAGTTTCATGTACCAGCCCATTTTGTTTGCGCGAGCTTGGAATTGGTCGTCTACGAATGTTTGAACTTGACCACCATTGTCGTCATATGTTTCAACTGGGCGTAGGAAAGATCCACGGGCCATATCGAAACCAACTAGAAGTTCATCTGTTGAGTTGTTGAATGCGGCTCCGCTTGTTCCGTCAGCTTTTGTGAAGGATTTGCTTCCAGCGAAGAAGTCAAAGAGTTCATTGTATCTCTTGCTTTCGCCAAGTTCTAGCAATTCGTGAATTGTTACGCCGAAGATTTCGGATGTTCCAGCGCTACGATAGATTTGGCTACGAACTTCATCAGGAAGAGCAACGTTACCAGCGCTTGTTCCGGCTCCGCTGCGTGTGTTTACTGGGTTGTAAGCAAACGCACGAATTTGAGCTTTGATTTCTGGGCTGACATAAAGATCTGTAAGTCCAGCAGCTGATGCTGTTGATGTTCCGCCGAGATAATCAGCATTGAAACGGCTTACTAGTGTCCATACTGCGCTTAGATCGTCAGGGATGAATGTTCCGGCTGTTGCTGAGCGGAAAACGTGATTTTTTCCATTTGAAGATGCGTCAGCAAGAACTTTCATGATAACAGCCCATGCATTACGCTCTTGTTTTACTAAGAGTTGGTTAGCTGCGAATTCGATGTAGCGAGCTACAACGTTTAAGCGTGCTCTGCGAGCATAACGCTTATCGAAGCTGATTGCGCTATCGAGATCGTATGTGCGAAGTTTGATTTCGCTTGCTCCTGCAACTTCGTTTGTTGGGAGACCGCCACCGACAGTTTGTGACCAGATGGAAATGTCGCCATATCCTTGACCAAAAAGAGTGTCGATTGGGAACGAAGGAGAATCATCCTCATTGTATGCTTCGTCACGATAAATTTGAGCAGCTGATCCAGCGTGCATCAAAACTTCTTGAACAACTGGACTTAAGAAAGCTGCAAAAGCTTCTTGTGCCTCAGCGGCTTCGACTTTATTGTTAGAAGCCATAGCCTTGATTAAGGCTACTTGCTCTGGTGTATTTTTGAATTCGATTTTCATATTTTTATATTTTATTTATTCTCCTTTTAAATTAGTTAAGATTGAACTCCAATGGAGCATATCCTTGATCATTCTTAGGACCTAGGAAACGTCCGATTGATTTTGCGTCAGTTGCAGCGACAACCTTAAGTGAGCCGTCACCAGCGTCTGCGATTGCTGCACCAGAACCAAAGGCTGGTGTTCCGACAATACCGCTATAAAGAACAAAGCCTTTTGTTGCAACTGGAGCGGCTTGTCCGCTTACTGTTACATCCATTTCGGCTGCTTTACGTGGATCATAAATTAGTGGGTAGCCGTTTTCATCAACTGTGCGAACATCTTTAAGCATCATTCCGAGAACGCTTGCTTTTGCTGCGCCAGATGGGGCTGCTGTTACGAGCCAAGGAACATTGAATGTTGCTGAAAGCGTACCTTCAACAGAAGATAGATTTTCAAGCGTTAGCTCGTCTTTGAGATTTAGACCTTGACCAACAGCGGTAACAAATGTACCCTTGTTGGCAGTTGCTCCGTCATATGAGAAGAACGGAACAATGTCATATTGATTGACTGCACGTAGAGGTTTGATATTCATAGTGTTTTATTTTTTCTTAGTATATATTACAGTTAATTTTTATTTTTTTCCTAAATAATTTTTATCTATTTAATTTAATTTTTACGTTGTCTCCGCCAAATGCAGAAGCCATGCGATCTTTTAAAGATTCTACTGCGCCAGCAGCGTTGGCCACATCATTTTTTACAGAGGCTTCAGAAACAGCTTCAGTAACAACTTCTTCTACTTTAGCTTCTTCTTTTACCTCTTCGGTTACAACAATTTCTTCTACTGCTGGTGCAGCAACTTCTTCTTCGCTAGCTTTGGCCATTTTCATTTTTTCTTCTTCTTTCATTTTTTCAGCCATAGCTTTTTTAGCAGCTTTATTTTTAGCAGATGCCAATGTTGAAAATTTCTTGAACCATTTTTGGAAATCTTCTTCGCTAGCAACAACTTTTAGATCTTCAGCAATAATTTCACGATCTTCATCTGTAAGATCATATTCTGAATCGATAGTTGCCATACGAGCTTGAAATACTTCTTCAGCTTCTTTAGCGGCGATTTGATTTTTAAGTTCATTAAGAGCTACCTCTGAATCTTCTTTTGATTTTTTTAGCTCATCTAATTGTGCTTGCAATTGGGCAATTTGATCATTGAGATTTGTTGCAAGTGCTTCTTTTTCATCGACTTGTTTTTTCCATGATTCTGAATTTTCTGCGATTTTTTCAGCAATAAAATCAGTTACTGCTGATGCTGAAAGTTCTTTCATAGAATTTTCATTGATATCTTTGATGTCTGTTATTTTCATAATTAAATTAATTGATGCTTCCTCTTTTATTACATTTTCTAAATGAATTTTATCACATTTTTTTTCTTCTTCTTCAGATCCAACCTTTACAAGTTTAAGGTCTACAGACTCTTCATTTGAATTGTCTGTGGTAATAATACCCTTAACTTCAGCTGCTGGAGTTTCAGTTAATCCAATACCAAGGCTTAAAATAGTTTCGCCTTTTAAATTTAAATATACTGGATTACCTTCTTCATCGGCACCATTACCGCCAAAAGTTTTAAGGCGTCCCTTTAATTCACCAATAGCTGATTCTTCATCAACAATTTCGCATTCCTTTAGGTATTTTGACCCCTTGGCAATATTGAACTCTTTAAAAGCAACCTCCCATGAAGCAGAAATAGAACCAAACTTATCCGAAGCGGCATCTCCAGACTCTGATACGGCATCAGCAAAATCAGGATTTACTGCTCTCCATATAATACCAGAAAGAACAACGTTGAATACTTTTCCTTCTGAAGCTAATTCTCTCGCGGTGGCTTCTGCTATAGGCTGATCATCTGGAAATGAAGAAAAACCATAGTCAGTAATACAACCAACTACATTTTTTCTTTCATGTTCAATATTAATGTATTTTCCTTTAAAGCTTTTTGCAATAGCAATACCCTTTTCTCCAGAAATCATATGGCCGTTTTTGTTGCCAAGATTTGGAGTGTAAGCATTAAAAGCAACACCTAAAATATCATAGCTTGATTCAAAATCAAAATCTTTTGGAAGTAAATTTTTAAGCTTATCGGCGCTTGCCTTAGCTATATATTGAAGATCTTCTTTGTCCATTGAAACCGCTTTGATTTGAATACTATCAAAACGAACATGGAATGGACATTCTTCTAATTTTTTACTTCTTTTAGCCATATTAATTTTGTTGAGTGATTGCGCACCAATAAGCGCCATTACCACTTGATATTGCTCTAACCTCTCCCATTGGAGAGGTTGAAAAAACAGGCGTTGCATACCCAGATCCACTTAATTCGATATCATAGAATGGAATGCCCTGATCTATAAAAAATGGACTTCTATACTGTAATTTGACTGTGCCAGATGTAGTTCCAAATGCGCTAAATAGATTTTCACGACTACGACCAATTTCTGCCCATTGACCAGTAAATGGAGCCTGCTGTCCTGTTAAAAGATGTATTGTGTTTAAGAAATCGCTCATAATATTATTTATTTATTACACTAAAATGGCTCAGTTGGCATTTGAAAGTTTGAGATATAACGCGCAATACCTTTTGTTATTCTCAATTCATCCACATATCCACCAAATGGAAATGTCCCGCTATTGTCTGCGCCTAAATAAATCGTTCCTGTGGTTGAATTTATATCTCCAGAGTCTGTATTGCTTGCCTGCAAAACTCCATTGTAAAAAACACGAATTATACCAGCCGCTCTAGAAAAAGCAACATGAACCCATTGATTGGCTGGTGGGGCAGGAGTCAATATTCGCTCTCCAGCTGGAGAGCCCCATTTTGTGTTTGATCCGGTTGCTCCAAGTTCTATACCCCAAGATCCTCCACCCATAAATCTTACAAATTGTGGGGACGTGGTTCTATAAACCCAAAACTCAACTGTTAAATCTCCAACTCCGAAAGCAAAAAGCGAACTATTTTGCCAATTTAGTCTAGAACCATCTGCTGGCAAAAACAATGACTGCTCAAAATCTACCCTATTAAAAGCTGTAGATATTCTTGCATTTGAAACTGCAGTTACAATATTATTATTTAAAGAAGCATCTGTAAAAATATTACTATTATTCAGACCATTCATTTTTAATAAAATAGAAACATTATCAAAAAATGGATCTTTAGATTTAGATTTAGATTTGCCAAACGGAACCTGTATTAATGGCTTTCCAACCCCACCTGAAGGACCACTATATAGCCCATTATTTAACGAGCCGCCTAGCCTTGCCAATAGACTGCTCATATAGTTTAATAATTTTCAGCAATAACAGTAACTGTAATCTGACCATTAAGACCTAAATTATTCATATATCTTGCAACTAACTGCGCTCCTGATTCAACTGGATAATATCTTTTGCCAGCACTGTCTATTGGATATGCTGGAGATCCGCTTGCAGAGAGAACATCTATCGGTGGCGTTGCTCCAGAGCCTGCCATTGGCGGAATGCTAACTGTTGTAAATGGATGTATTAACGTTGGTTCATTTCTATTTGCGCCGGAAATAGCAAACTGCATCGGTATTGTTAATGTGGCTGGGGCAACAGCACCAGTTACTGTAGCGATAACGTTTATTGATTTAACTAAACTATCATCATTTCCAGCTGTAAAAATAGTTTTATAAACCCCACTTTCTCCAAAAGCAGTAAATGTCTGTCCAGCGTTTATTATTTCTTTAGTTAAAAAAAGTGATGTTTGTTTTGGCATATTATATAATCCTTACATTAAATATATCTTAAAAGTGTTAAATTTCTAATTGTTAAATAATTGTCAATTTCTTCTTCAGGCTTTATTACAAGTATTTTTCCATCATTAGTAGAATTTAAAGCATACGCAATTTTAATTCTTTTTCCGCCCACAGGATCTTTTGTTAAATTTCCAGCAGACGTATTGGATAAATATAATATATCACCAGCAGCGTAATTTGATGTATTTATTCCGCCAACGGCCCCAAATGTTGTAATTAATCCCTCTTCATTATTTAAAATATTATGAGTTGCTACTCCAATCAAATGAGAAGTGTGATAATCATTGCTTGCAATTGCTGGCCAAATTTTCGGCCTATTTCCTTGAGTTCCCGAGATATAAACAACCATTCCATTATCTATCGTGGCGTTTGACTTGTTAACCGCTCTAATATATTGCTCTTGTCCAATATTTAAAGTAACGTCTGGCTTATCTAAAAAGGCATTAAATGTCTTTGTATCTTCACTATAATAAATCCTACCTTCTTTATATGGAATTGTGGTGTCAAGATTTGGAGAAAAATCAATATTATTAAAATTACCACTAGTATATTCTATAGAAATGCTTTGTGAAGGGTAGCCACCAGCAACCTTAATACCGCTTACTCCATCAAAATAAACTGCGCCAAAAGAGCCATTTATACTTGTAACTCCAGAATTTCCAGCTTGAATAAGTCCAGTTAGAAAACCAGAAAGGGCATAAAAATCACCAGTCATTTGTCCAGAAAAAGTATCTACATTTCCTGATATGATTTGAATGCCAGTATTTAATGTTGCAGTTACTTGTCCAGAAAAAATATCAAAAATATCTTTTGTAACTACATTTTTTATATAATTCGCAGAAGCAATAGCTCTACCGCCAAGAACAATATGTAAATTTGTTAAATTATTTAAACCTTTATAAATGTCAATACCAACAATTTGTCTTGGCAATATATTTTTATCTTGACCTATTAAGCTGAAAGAGGCAAATGTGCCAGTTGGCATCGTAAAGCTAGTTATAGTTGTTCTGCTAGAAGATTTTGGATCACGATAATAGAATCTTCCACTTAACGGTTCTTGTATTATTAACGGATCGCCATTGCCTATAGTGCTTGACCCAGTAGATGCCGAATAAACCCCCCATCTTGTTGCTATAAATTCATTTGGCGTATAATATTCAAGAATTGTTTCACCTGTTATAGATCCATATTCTAAGAAAAAAGATATCGCAGAATCACCACTGCTCATTATAACACCATCGCTAACATTAGCTTCATTTATGTCATTATATCTGCCCCTTAATGAAACTATCAAGTCTTCAGCCCCAGACAGGCCCGAATATACATTCCATCCAATAATAGTATCGCCACTTATTGTAGTTTCTGGTATAAATCCAGAATTAAAAAATTGACCAGAATTAATCCAAAACGGAGTTATTGTAGTTTTGCTATTTGGATCAGTTAAGCTTCTTGTGTAAAAATCTCCAGTAAGTGGGCCGAACAATAACTGGCTTGGATTTAATGGGTCGGCATGGGCAGGCCCCAAACCACTCTTTCCTAAAGATACGCTCCATCCAGTAACTATATATGATGTTGCCGTGTATTCTTCATATAGCGAAAGCCCTGTATATGGAAAAGATGCAAAATAACTTGGCGGTTGAAGTCCAATCTCTGAGGGTAGAACAATAAATGGATTTGCTCCAGGAACAGCAAGTGGCCTACCATCAATTAATAAAGTTTCTTTCCAATCATCTAATTTAACATGACTGCCGCTCATATATAAAGAGGCAATATTTAAATTAGAATAAGATGTTTTGATTAGTTTTTTCATCAAAATTATAAATATGGAGATATGCCAAAATTAACAAAATTCAAATTTGCTATAAAGATAACATCATGAACGCCATCGAGACCATCGCCAGGATCATTACCGGAATACCCACTAGCCCATAAATACAAGTTTTCATCATTACCTCCGCTCAAAAATATTCCATACTTATCTATTCCGCCAAACAAATCTGACTCATCTCTAACTTGAACTTGTAAATTTGTAGCTCTTTGAGCCATAAAATTTTTCTTTCCATATATTCCAAAATCTTTAGCATCAAAACTTGCTTCAAAATTCGTGACATCATATCTTACGGCAACATAATTAATTTCTCCAAATAATATAGATCCTGTTGACATATAAATACCAGAATATTTTGTCTTTGGCACGACAAATGGTTTCATTACTTGCTTTCCAGAAAGAAAAGCTTTCATTGAAAAATTGTTAGTGAATGTATTATCAACAGAACCACCAACAGAAAAAGAATAAGGGTGCTTAAGAACAGAGTTATTTATAATCCCATTTATTACTGTCGATCCTGTTAATGAGCCAAGATAACTACCAGTAGTATTTATAAATGTAGAATGAGCAGCTAAATTATATCTGGAACTTTGCGAGCCTAAAATATAAACAGCAGATCCGCTATCAATATGGTTTGAGTTTCCTAAAATAAAAGACTCTGTTGTATCTTGAAAAATATTATCATTACCTATATAATTTGTATCAGAGTTTGTACCCAAATTTACATTACTATTTCCCCAGCCATTTCCGGAATAAGAAACTATAATTGTTTTAGATCCAGTAACCGTATTAATATCAATATCTGTTCCAGCAATTAAAGAAACTCCACCATTTCTTAATGTATTTATAGAATTGACTCCAGATGAGGCTGCCTGTGCAGTATTTATATATATAAACTGACCGCTAGTTGTTATATTCGCGCCATTATTTCCTATTAAATTAATATTTCCAGTAATGCTATTTAACGTTCCAATACCAGCACCTTTAACTGTCAATAAAGTCTTATATGGATTATAAGAAGTTTCTATGCCATTAGTTCCAGTTATTGAAATTCCACTTATTATAAAAGTAGAATCATTAGCTGGCCATACATCGATATTGCCGTATCCAGATATATTTTTTACAGTACCAGCACCACCACCACCCGAATAACCAACTGTAATATTTTGCCCATTTAGTTTTACATAAACGCCACTCTCGCCAGTCAAAAATAGACTGCCGGTTAAATTGTTAATTTCCGATACATTTTCATTTCCGTCCGGAGCAATAAACAAATAAGAACCACTGATAATAGCGCTAATTCCGGACACGCCAGATATATTGCTAAATGCAGGATATATACCGCTAGTATAGTTTATCACCAAACCAGAAATATCTGGATGAAGTTGTGAGGCTCGAATTAAAGTTCTCATTATTTTTTAGAATGGTAAAGAATGGCAGCCTCATTCTGTCCAATTTCGTGATAGGCAGCTATATCAAAAATATCTTTAGTAATATTATTATTTATTATATCAGATACTGGATTATTAATATATTCATTAATTTTTACTTTCCATTTTGGCTTCTCCTCTGAAGATATAATAATATTTGTTATATCTGAAGCAATAAGCTTTTGAGCGCTATTCAATCTTTTTATTTTATATTTTTTCTTTAACGCATCTGAAACTAAATTTTCTAATTCTTCTTTCTCTTTAATAACTGAAGTCATTAGAGTTGTACTAAACTTGTAAGATGCAACAGACTTTTGTCCAACTGGTGTAATTTTTTGAGTAGTTTGCTTTGCTGGTGTTGCTGCTGGCCTACCAGATTGACCAACATTTTGCTTTGGGTTTAAAAGCGGTTCGTAAAATCCTTGTTCTTTTTCAGAAATCATTTCTTTTTGAGATTCCGCAAGCTCATAAGGCTCAGGCAACACATTTGTATTAATAGCCGAAATTGCATCTTTTGGAGATATTGCGCCAAGCTCGAGAAGTCTTGTATATACTCTTGAAAGAACAGCAGAATCATTTCTAAAATTATGAGTTTTCCATTTTGGAACCGGAACAGATTTAAAGTTCATTGTTTTTGCGATATCACGAACTTGAGGTACTAAAAATTTTGTCATGAATTCTTGCCTTGCAAACTCAAGCCTTTTAAAGAAAGCGTCCATTTTTGCACTTGCATTTGCATATTTATCATCTCCAAATATAATATTATTAAGACCAAGTCTTATATCTTTATCAACTATTTCATATTTTTTTGGATCAAGAATATCACCAATTTGTGGAATAACAAATTGAGCTTTAGTTGTATAGTCAGCAATAAGAACTCTACCGACGCTACCATTTTCAAAAATTTTACGAAGCACTTCTTGGCTTTTTTGGCTTGGTGGCCCAAGCTCTTCATCGCCTTGAGTTATAAGAAGTACTGCCTGCTGTATAGTTCTAGAAACAGCCATATCAACCTTTTTAAGCTCAAGCTTCCAATTAATATCTTCTAAAACAGGAAATCCCATAGGAACAGCGAGCGGTTCATAATCTTGCTTTTTATAAAAAACGCTAACAAGACGATCAGAGTCTAGAGAAATTTCTAAAGATTGATTTCCATTTTTGATATTTTTAAGTTCTGGTATAGTAGATGCTATTTTTTTGTCTTCATCATTCGATGGGCGCATTAATGCCCCTAACTCAAATGAGTTTAATCTTTTTCTGTATATTGGCGCAGTAAAGCTGGAGGATGCTAATACTTGTATATCATATGGATTCAATATAATATATTTTAAAGGAATCTTTAAAGCCGCTTCAGCAATATTCATTTGCTGAAGTTTTCTTAAACTTTCTCTTGGAAATTCGCCAAACAATTTATAAATAAAAACATTTCCGCTACGAAAATATTCACGAAAAAACATATCTGATAATTGCCACAAATTAATTTTTTCAGCCCATGCATTGAAAAAATTTCTTGACTCTTTATTTCCGCCTGAAAATACAATATCAGAAATTGCAAATTCAGTCATTAGATCAATTGTATTTCTAAAAATAGGCACATTCCAGTAAGCTTTTTGACACAAAAGAATTGTATCCTGTAAAGAAATATTAGTTGAATATCTGCCGCCATTTTTTTCATATAAAAATGGCGCGACTCCAGCTTCAAGGTTTGCAAATCTCTGAATTCTGGTTATGCTACCAGCCGAATTTGCCCTTGAGCCTCTTTCAGGAGTTGTATCGCAAGACCCAATTAGCTTATCATAATCATCCAAGCTAGCTGTTAGTGGCTCCGAAATCTCCTTTTTATTCTTTTTAGACCTTGTACCCTTTTTAGATATCATATGCAGTTATTTATTACAGTAATGTATTCTGAAATTCATTTTATTTAAAAATTAAATTAAATTAGTGTTGGTATAAATTGCTCTCTTTTTATTTGCACTTGAGTTTTAATCAATTCAAAATAACATTTTATACCCCAATTGCCTAATAATAGCGTGCTGTAGTTATCTTTTCTAGGTTTATTATTGGCCGTAGAAGTTCTTGCCGATCTTGGGAGATCAAAGCTTTGGTGGCCTCTGGAGGTAGAGGTTACTTCGATATTTGCACATTGCTCTTTTGTTGATAGTACAATATCGTCTTGAATTTCAATAAACTCTCTTATTGATAATTTTCTATTGTCCTCTTTAGAGTCGCCCTCTATTACTCCAGATCCATGAGGAAATACTAACTTTAATGGAATTCTTAAATTAAACATATAAGACATATATTCTGGGTGGTTGCTCGCGCGCGAGGCAAACCATATTTTTTTATGATCAATACATGCTTGTAAATAAGAATTTGATCGCATAATCCACTCTGTTGATGGTGTTTGCCTGATGCACATGCAGCCCATGTCAGGACTATATTGTTTCTTTGCTTTGACAAGCATGTCAACTTGATCCTGACCATCTTTAGTTGAATCCCACTCTGTAATATATGTTATTTTTTTATTGGCTCCTTTAAAAAGCTCACTTTCATTACAAGCATCGATAATCGTATCTATGTTTGATGAATCAGCAATTATCAATACCACGTTAAAATGTGTTAATATATAAAAAATATATTTTATATGATCTTGAAGATCGGCCCCAACCCTTTGATATCCATGAACCAAAACGCCTTCTTCTTTTTCTTCATCAATTTCTATAACAGACATTGCAAAAAAGTCAGAAGACGCACTTTTTGAATAATTAGGGTCAATGGAAAGTATGTATTTTTTTAATGGGTCGCCAATAACTTTTGAGTGCGGATGTTCACCGTCAGGAATGGTGCATTCATTCATTTTTCGCATTGAGAAATATCCATCACCACCATCACGAAATTGTGCGCCATATTCTCTTTGAAACGAATCTTCTGAAATGCTTGCTCTTTGGGATTGAATAAATTCTCTATTCAGAATTGTAGCGGGTATGGCCTCCCATCCCATCTGAGATATAAAATACGTAGGCCGCTCTTCTTCTTTAGAATTCATCGTTAATAAGTCTGGGCGCTCAACAAAGTCTGTCCAATCCGAATACATTTTATATAAATGCTGAAACTGATAAGAAGCAGATGACAAACAAATCATTTGCGCTGCATTCTCAAAAATCATTTTATTATTAGGATGTAATGTTCCATTTTTAATTAATTCATCTTCAAGCTTTCTCACTTTAATTCTGAAAGCTGCATCCCTTGGAGAGGAAAGGAACGGTGCTAAAACATCATTGATCATTTGTGGAGATAACAATAAAACCTCATCAAGGATAAGAACATCGCAACGCATACCGCGAGTATCTTCAGAAAGTGGAATTGCACATATATAACCGCCGTTTACGTCCCACTGAAATTTGTCGTTTCTCAAATACGGTTTTTTATCAAAACATGACCTTGCTAATTGCGCCTCTTCCGTATTTAATAACCTAACAATTTCTTCAAATATTCTACGACTAGTTCTAAAATTTGCTGAAGCAATAACTATTCTTGTACCAGGCTCAAATATACATTTTAATATACAATACCATCCAGCCAATGTAGACTTACCACCGCCACGACTAAAAATAAGCATGCAATTGTTTTTTTCAAACATTGCATTTATATGCATAACCTGCATTGGCTCCATATTAATTCCAAGAATTAATTGAGAAGTAAATCCAATATTATGACGTAAAAATTTTGCCAAAGTTATTTTAGCTGTTCTATCATCAATCTCTCCATGAAGATTTAGCAGTTCTTTATTTACATCTGCTATATCTTTCGCTGGTTGATTTCCTGCCCAAATAGCCATATTATATTATTTCTTTTTCAATGCAGTATTGCAAATCTATTTTTTTAACCTCTTCGCCAAGCCCCAATATTTTTAATACCAAATCTGTCATTTGCTTTCGGCCATCACAAAATACAATTTGAAAACATTCATATTTTTTATACAAATCTCTAACTCTATGAAATATATATTCTGGGCTGGTCGCAAACCATCGTTTTTTATTATATGCTAACGAACTGTAAGAAGCTTCAACCATTATGATTATATAACCATTATTGTTTTGCGCCCTTAATAGCTCCTTTTCGAACCTTTCTAAATTAGCACCAAAAGTTCCAAAAAAATCACTAAAACTTTTTCTTTCAATGACAATTCTTGAAGCTGGTGAAAGTGCATAATCACCATAATCAAGAGCAACATTAATTTTCCTTAAATCTTTAGCAAACTTTAGAGGGCGCTTCTCTCTAGTATCAATAACTATTTGCTTTGCTGGCTTGCAATTTGTTGCCCTGCTTTCTAAATCCAAATAATCATATTGAGAAATTTTTCCGCTTTTATTTGCAATCTCATTGTAGTTTGCTCCGCATAATTTTTCAATAAATCTAATGGATGGTAAACAACTAACTGTTTGTATAAAAAATTCTGGAGGCGCATTTTTTAAATTTTTAATCTCACAATATTTTTTTATTTTCCCAGACACGTAATCCAGTGCTTTTTCATGCCCAGCTTTATTAAGCCAAGACTTCATAGAAATCTTATCTTCGAAATCAGAAAGAAAATATTGCTCTACAGATTTAAAATGTATCTTATTTTTATTCAATAAGTCATGTCTTGGATAAAATTGTTCAAAATATTTTTTTTGAGAAATTTTATGCTCTTTTAGATGCTTAGAAAGCTCAATTACGCCGCTAAACTGTTTAGTGCAAAAAGTACATTTAATATCCATATTATCCAACTAATTCTTCTAATGTTGCCCCACGAAGAAGCGCCTTAATTTCGCTCATTGAATTAATACGGCCAGCTTCTTCTTTAACTTTCATTTTTTCAAGCTCTGCAAGGTGTATTGTTTTCTTTCTAAACTCTTCATCTTTCCATGCCTGAACTAGGTTAATAAGCTTTTCGAATCCATCTGTTTTTTCTTCCAGACGCTTATTTCGTTTTGTTGTTAAATCGTTATACAATTTTGTTTTTATATTTTCACATGAATTAAGCTCTGTTTGAAGCACATTAATTGCCTCATTCATTTTCATTGAAATTTCACCAGCAGCCATTGTGGCTCTAAGCGACTCAATTCTTCTTTGAATTTCCGCTGCTCGTACAATTTGATTGCAAAGCGTAATAAACTGATCCAAATCTTCTTGTGTTAAATCTGGCTTATCGTGCGTATATCTAATAAACGCATCTTCAAATAAATCTCTATCCCCTTGTATTTTATAGGTATTAATTTGGTATATAAATCTGAATATATTTAAGTACTTTTTAAGCTGCTGCATTTCAAAAAGCTGTTGCTTTTTTAAAGTTTCTTCATTGTATCCATAATTTAAGTAATGATTAACGCGCTCAATCGTTTGCTTTAAAGTTTTTGGCGGTTTATATTCTGAATCTATCAACTCTTCAGGGTTATAGTTTATAGAAATAATTTCCAGTTCATTTTTTTGCTGTGGAATATTTTCTTTTTTAATAACCTCTTTTATTTCTTCAATTTTTGTATTAACAGTTCTATATTCTTGGCTTAAATTTGTTAATTCATCATTGTTGAAAAGCTCTTTTGCAATTTCAAGAGCGGATTTAACTCTAAAATTATTATTAATGTAAGTTATTTGATCATCTTTTAATTCAATAAGCCCTTTCAGCACAATCGTTCTTGTTTTAAATTTTAGACCTCTATCATTACAAAATGCTTTTATTGCTCTGGCTTCTTTTGTTTTGCCGTCAAGCGATTCATTTTCAAAAACAGTTTTGGCAATAAAAGAAAGCTCTGGCTCGTTATTTCCAGAAAACAACTCTTCTATTTTTTCTTTTTGAATTTCAGAAAGTTCAAATTGTCCATGCTCAGCCATATTATGCTATCATTTCTTTAACAATTTTTTTAGCCTTTACAACGATTTGTGCTCTTATTTTCTTTACAAATTTGTATCCAGTTTTAGTAGACCCATTTTTGTAACCAAGCATGGTGATAACTTCTGTTTCTGGATATCCATCTATAAATAAATATGTATAAACTTTTTGCTGTATTGGCGTCAAAGATTTTAACATCGCTTCATGTATTTTTGGGACAAACGATTCAAAATCAAATCCGCTAGCGTCAGATGCTCTAGCATCAAATTCATTACCTTCCCCGAAAATTCTTTCATCATTTACGCTAACGGGAAGTTTAACATCGTAAGCATGCTTTTTTGTTTTTTCCCATTTGGCATAATCTGCGCATTTATTATTTTGTGTGCCATATAACTTGCAATTATTACCACCAGCATTATGTGGACAATTCAAACATGGTCTTGCGTAATTAGAATAATTATTTCTAACAAGATTAATGATTTGATTTGTAATAACCGTATTAAGCCATGGAAGCAGAGGCATTTCAGGATTCCATTTTTCCCATTTTTTAAAAATATGCAATCTAAGCTTTTGCTCTACGTCATTAAAATCCATCCATGCAATGGATGTTAATTTCCATTGAGAGCGCCTTTTAGCGATCTCTTGATTTATTAAATCCAAAGAGGACTCGAAAGATGGACGCTCCATATTATTCTTCAATATCTGCAATATTAGGCTCTTCGTAGTTATGGCTATTTCTGCCAGACATTTTAGCCTCTGAAACAAAACTTTCCGGCAACGATTTGGCTATTTTTTTTCTGCCACGTTTTTGTTTTGCTATTTTTTTATTCCCAGCTATTTGTTTTATGGGCTCATCAGAGACAAGCTCACCAAGCCTTATGCCATTATCTTGATTATATTTTTGAATATCAACATCTAAACCGCGCATCGAACTATAGTCCCGAATTGGCGTTTCAAAACTTTCGTCATCATCTATGATGTTAGTGTTTTGATTTTTATTTTTAATGTTACTTATATTAACTTCAAACTGGTTTGATTTAATACTGTTAACATCATTTATTGATGCTAAAGAGAAACCAGCACCACAATGAGAACAGAATTTTGGTTTTTGAAATTGGTAAAGATTTTTACCGCCACATTTTGAACAGAAATAACTTAACATAATTAAAATAAATTTATTATGTAATATTCTACTCAAAATAAGAGTAAAAATCTAATTTTAATTTATTTTATAATTTTTGACTTGGGCACCAGCTATCTTGATAAACTTGAGAAATATTTGTGCTATGAGGCTTATTTTTCTTTTCTTTTTCTTTTTCAGCTAATTTAATCGCATCTTCTTTTTTGCGTTCTGTTATTTTTTTAACCACAAATTTGCAAAGCTCAGATCTTAAAATATCATCCTCTGTAAATTGAAAATGATGAATGCCCATCTTTTTTGATTCTTCGCATGAGAATAATTCAACAATTTTATCAAAAGCGCCCTGCTTATTAAATGGAAGATCTGACTGCGATGAATCTGCGCATATAATCATTTTTGTAAATTTTCCAATTCTTGTAAGTAAAGTAGCAAACTCTGATAGTGTGGCATTTTGCATTTCGTCCATAAGTACTACTCTTGCTACAAAACTCAGCCCACGACAAAAGTTAATAGGCTGATTGGTAATTCTATTATCTGTTTTTAATCTTTTGACATGATCAATCGGCAAAAGCTCTTCTAGTTTGTCAGCAAATGGCATCATATAGACATCATATTTAGATTGCAGATCGCCAGGTAAATATCCAAGCTTTGAATCTGCACTTTCTACAGCAGCCCTAACACATATAATATCTGATGCTTTTTTATCATTTAGCATTTGCAACGCCGCCCGAACAGCAACTAGAGTTTTAGAAGAGCCAGCGGGACCGCTCACAAAAACAATTCTAGTATCCTTATCATTGACCAAGCTAAAAAATTCTTTTTGCTTATCAGTCCAATCTAATTCCCTGACTTTTAATTCAAAATCTATCTTATCCCTTTGATATATTTTTGGACTTTTATCCTCAATATGTACCTTTTTACTTCTTTTGGGGTGTGACATATAAGCGTAATACTAATTACAGTTTTTACTTAAAATATCTAGTTTTTTCATATAATTTATATTTATTAATATTTTAATATATAATATGTGTATTAAAGCTAACAGTTGTAATATTTACTAATGCCAACAAACTTTCAACAATCAAAAGATATTGTTCATCCGCTTGCGTTTAATTTTATAGATAAATGTAAAAAATTAAATGTTTTATTAGAGCCAAATGAAATAAATGCTATTGATTTCTTAACTAGGCAACTTGTTAAAAATAATTTATGGGATAAATTTAAGGCAATATATCCATTCGTTGGCAAAGTTCCAACAGTACATTCTCTTAATTTAAAAAACACAGAAAGGCATTATATTGTTTGGCATAATAGCGCTAATCTAAAACATGATAAAAATGGCGTAACAAATACTGGTATTGGCTATGGAAATACAGTTATTGCTCCGAGTTTTTTTTCTGACAACGATATTCATATCTCTATTTATTGCTCTGATTATTGGCAAAACATTAATAGCTCTGCGCCAGCAATTGGGACCCGAACACCATCTTCTTTTAAATCTAATGATTATGAAAATGCATGGATGCATACAATTACATTAAAATCATTAGAGCCTATTATTATAAATGGCATATGGAATAGGGCTCCTATTTTTACCTATTCTTGTGGGCCATCAAAGTCTGCAAATGTTAGATTTGCTGGCGATGACTCATCTGGATTTTCTCATGTTGAAACCCACGGATTTATCGTAGGAGTCAACGGAATAAGATGTTATGTAAACGGAGAACTGTTTGGAAGATTAGGTTTAACAACAGATACGCCATCACTTCCAATAAATCAAGTAAGTACAAGAACTTTGAATGGCGTAACTGCGGCAATACCAAATATTTCTCAATTTCCATTTTTGCTTTTTACCAACGATCCATTCAGTCAATCTTCTGGAAAAGCTAGAGTAAATTTAAGATTTGCAAGTGTTGGATATTCAATTAATGATAACGAAAATAAAATTTTTTACAATATAGTTCAAGAATTTCAAAGAATACTGGGAAGAGAGGTTTATCCAGTCAAATTAAAAACATTCGAAGAAATTTTTTCAGATGAATTAAGCTGTAACGTTAAATTTAATAAATTAACAACATTAACTACAAAACCATACAGGGAATATTTAAGCAAATCGCCACAACCAAAAGAAAATGAAAAAATAAATAGCTTATCTGCTAATTTAAAAATATCTAAAATAGAAGTTATCGGACCTATTAGAATTTTTGCGGAAGATAGCGCTAACATTTCAGTGTCTATACAATCATTTACAGAAATATAAAATGAATATATTAGTTTCTAACTATAAAGAAATATTTAATAATCCGCAAACAAAAATTGGCGGAAAATGGAACATATCTATTGCCAGTAAAGAGCATGAAATTTTTCCATTCGGAAAAGAGATGAAAAATAATCTGATTTTAGATCAGGGATTAGATCTTTTAATTGCAGGAAAATACTACAAACAATATTCAGTTTTTAACTGGAATACTATACCATCATTTTTAATAGGTGGCGCAGTTTATGGAGATGGCAATTTAGCACCACAAAATTCAGATACATCTCTTTACAATGAAACATCTGAAACCAGAATAGTCAATGATGATTCTTGCAGCGCAACAGACGATTTTGTGAATGGAACAAGAACATTCAGAAAAGTATATGATTTTCCAGTAATCCAAAACGGAGACACGAATATTGAAGTTAAAGAAATTGGTATTTTTTCTGACTGGAAAAGCCCAAAAACACTTTTTTCTAAATTCTTATTGCCTAAAACAATAAAAATTGCAGTTGGCCAATGGATTAGATTATTTTATGACTTTACAATAGGCTCAGATATGATAGTCAATTCATCAAATATAAACTTATCATCTGGTACATTTAATGCTAATGGAGAATTAAAACTATGTGGTAGATTTGATGATATTTTTGGAAACTTTGACAATAATGGCAATCCAGTAATAGTATATGGTGACTCACCAAGGTCCTCATTCATTCCATTTTATGAGAGCTTTTGCGCGGAACATCAGTCTTGCCAAACAGAAATTTTTGGTACAGCCTATTTATTTTCACCAGGAATATTAAATTTTAATTCTATAAATTCGCCAATCATATCTGAATGGATAGGGCAAAGGCTAGAGGAAAAAAATAACAGCATTAACCCATCGGCATATTCTGATGGCAGTCACTTTAGAGATATAGAATATATATTTGATTATGAAAATCCAATTTATAATGAACCATCTGAAGGCATATTATTTACAGTTCTTAGAGGTGCAGATAGTAGCCCAAGACAAAACACTGTAGATGGCTGGCTTTGGAAATTTAATAATAATCAAATAAAACAATCTTCTAAAAAGATTGTAATAATGTTAAGGCAATCTATAACTAGAATTTAATGAATAATAACGGAAATATAAATGCATATTTTAATGCAAAATGGAATATTGAAATATGCAAGTCTGGAGAAAATGGAGTTTACTCCCATTTTCCATTAGGTGAAGACTTAAAAAACAATATGATTTTAGATCAGTGGCTAAATGGGCTAACTTATTTGCTTTCACCATCAGGCGGCGCAATTAGACAACACTCTGATGGCCTTTCATTTTCCGCAATAACGAGAGGCACAATGCATGTTGGGGCTGGCCAAAATGAACCTGCATATAATCAAACCGGATTATTTATTCCAATAAAATCTACAAATTATATAAGGCCATTTTTTAATCAATGCACTGGAATTTATTATCCAGAATCAGGCATGGCTCTTTTTAGTAGAAAATACGATTTTGGAATTGAAACTGGAATAGTTACATATGCAGAGGCTGGCTTTAGACCCGATATCGCCAATGCGCTTCCAACAGGAAAAATAAATCAATTATGGTCACGATTTGTATTTACTGCAGAAACTGGAGTTTCTGGATACATTTATGCCAATAGTGGCGAAAATATTACAGGAATGGATTTGAGCGGAGTGTTTGTTCAATCTTCTAGATATGATATCCCCAAACATACAAGTTCAATTTACAGTGGTTTTAGCGGAATACCATCATTTAATCTTGGGTGGAGATATGTTTGGCCTGAAAGCTCAGGAATGTTTTTGATCAACGAAAGTGGAAATACAACAGGATTTGTATATTCACCAACAAATATAACCGAACTAGTAACTGGGTTTATAAGCGGATATTTAAGTGGTGGATTTTTTTATCCATTTACGCTTTCAAATTATCCAAGCGAATCAAGTGGCCTTAGCGGAATTTATTTGCAGGATGAAATTGTTCAAACTATTTACTATCCATCTGGTGGTAACTTCTCTGGCTTTGATAATTTTACTGGAAAATATTTCAATTTACAAAGCGGATATGTGCATACTGGATTTAACATCGGCTATCAAACATATGGAAGTGGATTTCGCCCAACAAATGGTACGCTAACAGGCAGCATGACCGGAATTATAGGCTCTAGAAATATATTAAAATTAGATGGTTATATAACTGGAACTGTTGGTTATAGAAATATTGTATATCCAATAACTCTTACAACAGGAGAATTCTTAAAGTTAAGATACGATACGTACATGAGAATTCCAGCCATCGTTGATCCAATTCCAATAACTGGAAATAATATTGTATATGGAGAATTTAACGGTAGCGGGCAATTAAAACTTATTGGCCAGATGAAAGAAATTTTCGGATCATTAGATGGTGATGGTAAAGTTACGCAAGGGAATGGTGCTTGGTGGCCTATACATAAAACTAACTGGAGGGATTTGCCGTCTTGGCAAAGAGATGATACGCCATACCCAAACTCGCATTTATCAGCATTAATGTTAGCAAGCGGCATAGTTATTGGTGGCATAGGATTCAATACTGGATTTCCACCAATTAATTCAGGGATACCAATTTTAACAACATGGCTAGATGACGAAATAAGAGCAGAATCTGACTTGGATCCGCTAATAGGCACATGTAGCGGCGGCTTTCCGCCTGGTCCAAGAAATTATTATGAACCAAAATGGTTTTCAAGCGCGGGCTTGACATCATTCACATCATGGCCGCTTTATTCTAAGAATAATTTATTGGTTCACAATTATACCGCACAAAATAATCCAACAGGTATTTGGCCAAATAACATAGATATACAAATGATTTTTGCAGGCCAATATCCAAACAGAGATACTGGAATAAATGGATTTTTAATTTGCAAACAGTCAGATGGGCTTATAACTGAAAGCAGATCATATACAGATGTTCAGGGTAGAACTTTTGGCAATTGGCAGCACGTAAAACCAACAATATATGAAAACACTGGTGCTTTTATTGACTGCAGATTGCAAAGAAATTATTCAGCTTGGTACTATAAATTTGATAATACGCAAATAAAATATGAAGACCAGATTATTAATTTATATTTGAATTTTTCAATTAACAGATCTTGATATGATTTTTCCAAACCAGAGATCATCTGAAAAGCACAAGTTTATTCTTGTAGCCAATCAGTATTTAAAACAAATAGGGGTTGAAACTTTACCAACTAACCAAATAGGCGCCATAACAGAACTTGTTAACGCCTTGTATGAAAATAATTTATGGAATAAATTTATAGCAGTTTACCCATTTGCTGGAGGATCAAATCTTGAAAAAAATAGTTTAAATTTAATAGATCCACTAAAATATAAAATATCTTGGGCTGGATCTGTAACATTTAATAATTTTGGTGCTAATGGAAGTGGAGGATATGGGGACACAAGAATACCGCTAACAATGCTTTCAAATTTTAAAAATGTACATATGAGCGCATATACGAGAACTGAAATATCAAATACGGTAGGCTCTGGTAGGTTAATAGGTGTTAATACTAGAAAAAGATTAATGCCAATAAGAGATGTTGGTGCGATGGAGATTAATTTTAATAAAAATAGCGGAATAATAGGTTACGTTTATAATATCTTAAATGACAAAGGCGGATTTGGCATGACATATCAAAATATGGCTGATAATAGTTTATCTGGTAAAGGATTTATTATAGCAAACAATTCTAGCAATCTTTTAAAAAATGCAAAATGCTATTTAAATGGAACAATTTTTGGATCACAATTTCCATTACTCCCAACTGAAATTCATACATATAACCAGAGAACGCTGACAATTTTTGGAAATGGCTATGATAACACTGCTAATAATGACTGTTTAAGAGCAAATTTAAGTTTTGCAAGCATTGGGTATGGTTTAACAGAAAATGATATATATAACTTTAATAAAATAGTGGAAACATTTCAGGCGGCAATGGGAAGGTCAGCACTGTAATAAAAATCATGGCAAGCGTTTTTTCAATAGAAAATATTAACCTCAATGGTGATATGCTAACTGCTTCAAATGGCAGTCTATATATCAACAATAATCTTATAAAAAATAGTTCTGGTATTCAATTATCAGATCGATTTTTCATAAAAGGATATGCGCCGATTTCATTTTATTCGCAATGGCCACAAGAGGGACAATATTTAAATGAAACATATTTAAATGATTTTTTTATGGCCACGGGGCTTCTTGTAACGTGCAGTCACCCCACCACAGGAACAGAGAATTTTTTTGGAGGATTTTATCAAAGACCAGCATCTTCATCAATTAATACCACTGTATTTGCTAATTTTGAATTGGCCCCAGAACAAATAATACAGCACACCGAAATCAATTACAAGGTTGAAAAAAACAGTATAATAGGTTTAAATATTTACAATGCTCCGGAAGACATGCGCTCATTGTCTGTTCACTTATTAGGGTATTTTCCAGCAGCGGCACATTTTGATCGGATGCCAAAACAGATAAACTTTTACGCAAAAAATATACCAATTTTTTCAGAAAATATACACGAAGAATACAACCAATGGGATTCTGTTTTTAGCGGCTTCGGCGTTTATTGCAGTAATACTGGAATTGGTCAATTAACGTTTGCCGAACAAGTAACCGGATATATAAGTGGGTTTGTAAGTCCTGTGCCTATTTATGCACAGTCACTTTCAATTCTAAAAACACCATGTAATCCATGCGAAAATCAAATTGATATAAGTAACTGGAGTGGTTATATTTTAAATAATAACAAAATCAATTTTCCAGCAACAGCAATATTTTCTGGATTTTCTGGGCAGCCTGGTTTTTCTTCTATTTCCGGATTTCAATATACCGGATTTCAAATATCATCAAATGGTATATTTTCTGTGGGCATATACAGTGGCTACAACAATATAAATTTTGGTTCCGGAGAGATATTGCAAAACATAGGGTGGAGAAGTGGAGCATTCCCAGAAAAAGTTTCTGGATTTTTGAGTGGATATTTAAATCAATATGGCGGCTTTGTAAGATTATCGAGAATTACGACCGGAGTTTCTGGCTCTGGGGTATTTTATCATGATGATTACGATCCATATAGAGGAATAGATACTGGAATATTCAGGCTAGATTTAAGTGGTTTCGTGGTTGGATCAAGTGGATATTTTATTAATGGAGAAAAATATTTTTTCCCAGCAGATCGCCCTATTTATTACCCTATAATAGGTTTTGTGAGCGGATTCATGAATGGTTCTAACCAATTTTCAATAGGAAATTCTAGCGGTTATTTTATAAATACTCTATCAGATTATATTAAAATATTTTTTCCAACAATGGGATATACCGGCTTTGATAAAATGTATGGTATTTATACCGGTAGCGGTTATTCATCTTACTATACCGGATTTTCATTTCCATTAGGTAGTGGATTTTCCGGATTAAATGGTGCCACAAATAATACAGACGGAATAATGACTGGAATTATTGGTGGAGCAAATATATTTATACCATTTTCGGGATTTTCTGGAAGACCTGGTATAGATATTGGACTTGGCTTTGAGTATACTGGTATGCATTTCGACATCAATGAAGACTTTTTTTCCGGCCTTATTTTTGATGGTGCTGGCTATACGGGCCAATGGATTGGTGGTGTAGGAAAAAGAAATGTTAGCGGAAGGCAAGATATCACAGGATTTTCGAGAGCAAATGCTTTATACAATTTTCAAATCATGTCAGGTCTTGCGGAAAATACTTCGGGAATAAGTGGATATTTTATAGATAATAATACTTATATGTTTCCAAGCGGAACATTTGATCCTAAGTATTATAAATTCCCCAAATTTGACAATAACCCTTCGTTTACAAAATATGGATATTCTTATAGCGGGTTTTATCCTTCAACAAGTGGATTTAGCGGAATTGGATTTACTGGCGTAGTAAAAGAATATATTGTTGGATTTATCAGTGGATTTAAAAACGTATTTGGTGAATTTTACGAATTTAATCAAATTACAGGCTCTAGTGGTTTTATAACAGGAAATCAAAAAAGCTTTTTTCCAACCGGAAGTATGTTTTCTGGGTTTACTGGATTTTCAGGATTTAACAATAACTTAGGGTTTTTATACACAGGTTTTGGACCATACCCATATATAGGTAATAATTTTATTGGAGATACATTTATAAACTCAGGATCTGGAATTATAACTGGATACGTGGGTTGGAGAAATGTAAATTTTGTAACAAAAGAATATGGAACTGGAATAATGACTGGGATTATAGGTTATAGAAATACTCCATATTCAGGATCATTTACTGGAAACTTTTATCACAAGGATAAAAATGGTAATAAAGTAATAGGTCCAAAGTTTGGATTAAAAACTGGGCAGTTATACAATGAGTCTTTTAATATTGGTTTCAATGCCCCTTGGAATAATAGAATAGGTATAGATATATATAATCCTTTATCTGGCATATCTGATATTAATATCGTACTTTTTGGTTACTACGAATAAAATACCTGTATATGTTAATTGAAAACATAACGCATCCACTTCTTAATGATTTTATATTAAGAGTTACAGGATCAGGAGATACATATTTTAATACAGAATCTTCAAGTAGGTTAAATAATTTTGTTAAATATATATCTTCTATAACACGCGACAGTAATGATATTTTTGCATTTTATCCACTTAGGTCTGCGCAAAATATAGGAAAAGGAAATTATGCATTTGGGATTGGCGATATGGCTTCTGGAGCGCCAGTTTTTTTTCCAGAAATTGCACAATGGACAGAAAGCGGAATAAATCTTGGGTCTGATTTGGTAGTTGGAAGGAGAAGATTCAAAACAGTCGGTCTTATAGACTTTTCTGGAAAAGTTAGAACTGATGATAAGTTCCAATTTAGAAGAAATGAAACTTCTGTTTTTTATTTTTTAAAACATAATAGGCCAAAAAATGAAACAAGCCTTTATAGGCCGGGCCAGACTTGTCCATATTATTGGTTTGATGATTCTGTTGATAATTTTGGAGTAATTGCTCCTGAATTTTCTACAAGTGATTTCAGAACCGTTGGAACCACATATATATATGATGAAATATATGGGGGTGATAAAAAGGGTTATCAAGTAGATTTTTCAGCATCACAAGCTGAAAAATACAATGTTTTTACTCAAAATACCGGAAGAGAAGTTGGTACTGGCATAGCAAATTATACACCGCCACCAGTTTCATTCTATGAAATAGATAACAATGAAAATAAATTTGTTTGTATAAATACTGTATATAAAAAAAACAACTATTCCATCAGATCATTTTTTGGAAAAGATTACAGAATTTTAACTGGTAGATTTCCAGATCCAAAATATACCATACAAGCCCGTGATACCAAAACTTCTGGTATTTATATAAATAATTTATTTCCACAAAGAATGGTAATTGGTGCTGGCGTAAAAAATGACAGCGTAGCAATTTATGATTTAGAAGGATTAGATCATTTATGCGCAGGAGTTTTAATATTGCAAGGTGATTACACCCATAAAGCAAAAGACATAGCTGAAAATATGGCAGAGGCGATTGGAATTAAAGTGCGACCTGTGCAAAATTTAGAAACAAACTTTGCTGTTGGAAATATATTTAGCGATAATTTTTCTTGTAGTGGATATATAAAATCAATAAATTATTATGATTATACAACGCCAGTTTCGTATAAAACATATAGTGATTATGATGATATATTAAAATTTTCCGCAACAATATATAGCGGATCCTATATAGACTACGGAAGATGGACATATACATTAGTTAACTCGGTTACTGGTGAGCTTAGATCGCCAGAAAGGGCTGATATTTTAGAGCCAAGAGGCGAAGTTGTTAGTGTTGGCTTTAATGTTGGTCTTCAAAGCATATACCCTCCAGTTTTTGGCAGTTATTATAATAGGGGTGTTGTTGGATTTGTGAGCGGAATAGGACAAGTGGACAGTTTTGGAAATTTTTCTTTTTCAAGATTTACTGAGCAAAATGAAAGTGGGACAAGTGGATTTTATTTAATAAGTAGTAATGGAAATATTTCTGGTCAAGAATTTTTTCCACCAAAACGAAGAGTGTTTCAAGAAAAAGTAATTGGCTATGTTAGCGGTATACAAAGTAGCAGTAATAAATTTTTACCATTTAATGAATTCTCCGAATTGTATTCTAGTGGTTATTTTATCAATAATAACGTTTATAAGTTTCCAAAAATTAAATTAATACCCGAACCAATAATCGGGTATATAAGTGGTTATCGTTTTGATAATGGTATATTTTCTGGCTTTGATAATAATTCTTTAACAGGCTCTAGCGGATATTTTTATGAAAATATGCAATATAATTTTTTACCAAATAAAGATATAGAAGCAATTGGAGTAACTGGATTTTTAATTGGCATAAAAAGCGGCGACTACTTTTCAGGTTTTTATAAAAATAATCCAATAGATGGTTTATATAGTGGAATTTTTATACAAAATGATTTTTCCAATCCGGCAGAAACTGAAGATATTATAGAATTATATTTCCCGACAGGATCTGGAGAATTTTCTGGGTTTAGTGGGCTTTATGGATTTGATGAAAATATTGGTTTTAAATATACGGGATTTTTCTCCCAATTATTGGATGAAGATGGTGATCCGATTTTAGATGAAAACAATGACCCAATACCCATAACGTTTGATGGTAATAGTGGCTTTGTTGAAATTAGCCCTGGTCCATTTGCAAACACAGTAATAGGTTCAATGACCGGTCTTATAGGATCAAAAAATATTATAAATTTTACTGGGGCTTTTAATGGATTTGAAAATACAGAAATTGCAAATTCAAATTACGGATACGAGTATAGTGGTTTTTTTGTTGGTTATAGTGGATTTTCTGGCGCCATAATAGATCCTCAAACTTTAACTCCTAACGAGTACGGTATTGGTATCTTTACTGGATTTATAGGGTCTGTTAATAATTTTCAATATATAAATTTAACAGGATTTAATGATGAGCCTGAATTTGCCAATGGTGGATTGTTTTCTGGATTTTTTGTTTTAAGTTCTGGCTTTAGCGGAATTAATGGTGCCATTTCCGGTACCGGAATGCAAACTGGATTTATAGGATCAAAGTATTACTTTGAAGAATCTGGTATATTTTCTGGATTTTCAGGATTTGCCCAATTCACAACGCCATTCTTAAATGAAATTAATATTGATTTTAATTTTACAAACGGAAGTGGTTTTTCTGGGGTTTATAATCAGAGCACTGGACTTGGGGTTATTTCTGGATTAATCACTACAGGAAAATCTCCACTATTGTTTGGAGATCCTTTACATTTCGTTCCTACAATTTTGGCTATACAGTATGGTGGTAATAATATAGTATTTAATAGTGGTGATTTTATTTTTACCGGCGTGATACCGGAGATAACTGGAATTACATACTTGTCTGGATTTAAATTCGCATACGCAATTCAAAGCGGAACATTTGTAACTGGAGACAGTTTAATAACTGGCGCAAATCCTGAAATTATCGGACTTACATATTTCACTAATACCGGTGAGGATGCAATACTTTCTGGCTTTGATTCAGCTTCGCTAGATTATATTTTAAGATTAGAATCGTACGAAGGACAAAAATTAGAAAGTGGAGTTCGTATTGAGATTGATAAACTAATATCTGGATTAAAAACTGATAATGTTTGGGATAAAATAACAGACGGATGTTTAATGGCTGGACCAAGAACTCATTCTGGAATATTTATACCACTCAAAAATAATGGCAAAACTGGAATTTCTTATAATTTTGTGAGCGGCGATTATAGCAGATTGAGTGGTCTTTTGGGAGACGGATCTTCAAAATACATTGACACTGCACATAATTTAAATCAAGAAACTACTGGGTCGCAGCATATGGCTGTTTATATAACGAGAACTGGAACTTCAGCCAATCAATATTATATTGGGGCTGGTATACAATCTATCACTGGATCTAGCGCAATATATGCAAGCGGTAGTAACACTTTATTCCAAAAATCAAGAGCAAGCGGAATCGCAAATTATGGCAATTTTGTCCCAACAACCGGACTTATGATAACCTCAAGATTTAATACTGGTGTTTGGGTTGCTAGAAACACATACGTATCAGAAACAGCATTTGTTTATATAGAAAATGGCGCGCAAGCATCAAATATATATGTTTTTGCAAATAATCCTACTGGTGATGGCGCTGCCACCCCAGAGGGTTATAGCGATGCGCGAATTGCAATGTATTCTATCGGTATAAACGTGGATATCTTAAAAGATTATGAAAATAGAATTATTGACTATTTGAGCGGCATTAAAAATTATATAAATTAAAATGATTTAAAAATAAATTTACAAAATAAAAAATGTATATATAATAAGGAAAACAACATTATGTCTTTAAATATATTAAAACGCGTTTATTCGGAAAGTGAAATAGAAAATCGTATTGGAATAAATGGTGAATGGAAAATTGAAGTAGTTTGTCCAAATGGTTCTGTTAAAAAACCACTCGGTGACAAATGGAGAAAAAATCTAATTCAGGATAGGGGGTTAAACATTTTTAATGGAACTTATGGAAGCATGGGTATTGGCCCAGTCGCATTTCAGGGTGATGGCGCTGGAAGTATTGGCGGTTATTCGCCAACCACTAACGGAATTGCTTCCAAAGGAATTATCCATTCTGCCTATTTTGGTGATAGTGCGGCTGATCCATTTAGCACCAACAATACCTTTTTAAGGGGTACGGATAATGAAATATATTGGACTAAACGTTTAGCAGCAAATATTGATGAAAATACATCACCAATGACAAATGATTTTGGTAATGGTGTGAGAACTATGACACGGGTTTGGGATTTTGCAGCTTTAGCTGCTAGCGAAACAAAAACCGTTCGTGAAATAGGAATATCTGCCAGTTCTTCATCTGGTATCGGAAGCGGTGATCAGGCAAAGGGTTCACAGGGTACATTTAGCACTAACGTTGCTCTTATTTCTAGATTTGTTCTTCCAGAAGCTGTAACTCTAACAGAGTTTCAATTTTTAAGACTTTATTATACAATAAAAATTACCATACCAGCGCTAACCACTGCTGGCACAGTGCCTATTGGCCTATCAAATAATGGATTTGATGCTTGGGGTAGATTGAGATTGATTGGTCAATGGTCTAGTATTTTTGACGGTGCAGGATTTCGTTATGATGATAATTACAGCGGCGGAATAAATAGTAGATTTGCAAATGAAACACATCCAGAAATTCCATGGTCACTTATTGGCCGTGGAGCTATAGATGTAGCTAATAGTGCAGTTGGCGGCGGAGGTCTTGGCGCGCTCTTTTTAAGAGGCTCAACTAGTCCATCCGAAAATTTTGACTTCCCATCCGTTGGTTCGAATTTTACTTTGACTTATTTGGGAGGACCAGGTGGGCAGATTCCATGGTATGATAATCTTCCGTATGTAAGCACGGCCACCGCTGGTGGATCTTTAAACCCATTGGGTACTTCAGAATTAACACCTGTCAATGGGGTGGTGTCTAGAGAAGCTACAATTTTGTATCCAGCTAATAATCCAAGCTCTGATGGGCCAATTGCAGGAATGTTTATATTTCCAGTTTCAACAATGAGCACAGATACCATTCTTCTTTCAAAAAGCGTTATCGGAATTCCGTCATTTGGAACTAGCTCGAATTGGGGATCATGGACAGCACTATCGAATATGGCGTGGTACTGGCAATTCACAGATGAAACTTATACAAATAAAAGATCTGTTGTAAAAGACAGAAATTATGGTCTGGTAATTAATTTTAGGCAATCAGTTGCAAGGGGCTGATTATTTATCCAAAAATTTTAATTTTATTTTGCCATTACTATCTATTATGGCATAGCTAACCGGTAAATCACACTGTGAGCCCAAGTTGACGCATTCTATACCATCAATCACTTTGTGTTCTGGCATATGCGTATGACCAAACACAACACTGCTACATCCTAAATCTCGACCATGATGGGCAACCCGGCGCAACACTCTTTCAGCCGAAGAACGCCACGTTTTTATTTTTCGCTTGAGCTTGCGGGTGAATTTTTGAC